ATTCCTTTGTGGGCAAACATGCAAAAAATAAAAGAGATATATGTGAACGCACATAAACTGACCAAGATTACAGGTGTATTGCATGAAGTGGATCACATATACCCATTACAAAACAAATATATGTGTGGTCTGCACGTAGAAAATAATTTACAAATTTTAACCAAAAAAGAAAATCTAGCCAAAGGCAACCGTACTTGGCCTGGCCAGCTTGAATGCCAACAGCATTAGTCTTATAAGACCCAAAAATTAAAGATCCCTTAGCAGTGTCATTGGTTTACTCCGTCTAGGATAAAGGAACAGCAAACAAGCCCCATGAGCACCTACGTTATTGGCGTAGGCGAATGGATGCAGACCCTTTCATGCCGCATGGATAGTGCGGTTGATGGGGATCTTTTTGTCCTTCCGTCTACAATGCACCTCCATGCCTACAACCTTTTGAAGGAGGGCTCTTTTGCTGATCGAAACTTTAAAGTAGAAGTCAAGGAACAAGAAACAGCATGACCAGTCGTAATCAACAGGCGTTAAAACCAGGTGAAATCAACCTGGGTTACATCCCTCTTGACTGGCCTCTGACTCCGTTGGGCGCCAAGAAAGATCCGTATGTCAGTGGTTGGCAGAACAAACCATTCAGCGTTAAAGAAGTCGAAGAGGAGATTGCAACCGGTGAATGTCGTGCTATTGGACTCCTTGGCGGCCCTGTCTACAATCTGCCCTACGGATTGGTATGGGTTGATGTCGATGGCCCAAGCGTCTACAAGCTTCTGGAGGAAATCTCTGGGCTTCCGCTTCAGGAAGCACTGCCGCCAACACTAACGATTCAGAGCGGAAAGATTGGTCGTGAACGAAAATTGTATCGGTTGAGCCGGGAGAAACACAAGCACTTTGCTCGTAATAAGTACACCTGGCACGCAGAAGAAGATAAAGAAAAACTGGAGATCCTCTGGAAAAAACACCAGGGCGTTCTCATGGGACTACACCCTGAGACTGACGGTTACTTCACTGCAGAAGACCAGGGTTTTGAATGGGCGACTGAACTGCCTGAACTGCCGGACTGGCTACTCAATGCCATCATCAATAAGAATGTCCGACAAGGGACTCCGGCTAAGGAGTGCACCAGGATTGTTGGTCCTGGTTTTGTTGTCCAATCGCAAGTCTCGCTTGAGCGGGACATGAAACTAGCCGTCGAAGCAATGTGGGCACTGCCCTCGGATGCTGCCGACGACTACGACATCTGGATCACCATTGGCCAGACCATGCACAGCTTGGATGATTCCTTGCTGGAAGACTGGGATAACTGGTCCAAACAATCAGAAAAATATCGGGAAGGTGAGTGCCACAGGCGTTGGCGTTCCTTCTCAAAAGACGGTGGCCGTGGTATCGGCTCCCTTATTCACATTGCGAAGGAGCATGGCTGGAATCCTCCCCCGGATAATTCCCGTGCTCTGAATATTGATGATGAGACACTTGAACATGTGTCGCAAATACTGGCTGAATTAGAACAGGATCTTGCCATGCCCCTTGAAGCTGTTGAAGAAGTTGCAGAGTTTGCTGTTGATCAGACCCCTTCCCGTACGCTGGGCTCCAGGCGAGGAAAGAAAGAAGGCAAAGACCAACGCTCGCGTAACCCTTCATCTGGTGACATAACCGATGTACTTCTGCAGGAGTATAAGGGGAACCTGCTGTTCAGCCAGCCGCACGGTCAATTCTTTATGTACGCTAAAGAATCGGCTGGCCTCTGGTCTCCTCTGACCAAGATTGAGGCGCTCGGTGATATTCGCCATAAGTTACGGATGTTGGGTGACTACCTGCCCAGTGGGTTCACCAGTAATCTGATGAATGATGTCTACAGCCAGCTGCAGTCCGTCCTGGCGTTTGACGAATGGTATGACGGGACCGATCTCCTGCTCTTCACCAACGGTGTGTTGAATGTGGAGACAAAAGAGCTGCTTCCCTTCAACCGGGAACTGCACATGCTGCAGCAGATGCCTTATGCCTACAACCCTGCTGCCACCTGTGAAGAAATTGTGAAGTGGCTGAAGCACACGCAACATGACAGCTGGGAACGTACTCAGGTGCTGCGTGCTTGGCTTCGGGCGTCACTGCTGGGGCGCTACGAAATTCAAAAGTTTGTGGAGATTGTGGGTCCAGGTAAGTCAGGTAAATCCACCTACGCCAACTTGGCTGTGGCACTGGTAGGTAAGAGCAACACCTACTCCACGGACTTTGAGAACATGGAGAAGAACCGCTTTGAAGCAGCGGCCTACATGGGTAAAAAGCTTCTGTTGTTCCAGGATGCAGATCGTTGGGGTGGATCGGTCTCTCGTCTGAAAGCCATCACTGGTAATGACTGGATCCGTAGTGAACGCAAGTATCAGGGCGAGGCATTGGATCCATTCCAGTACCACGGCATGGTGATGATTACTGCCAACGAGGCAATCCAGTCCACCGACTACACCTCTGGTTTGGCCCGTCGTCGTCTCACTATTCCTTTCGACCGTCCGTTTACGGGCGGGCCGAATGAACAAAAGGAGTTGATCAAGTTCAATTCCAAAGGTGAGCCGCAAGGTGTCTTTGCTCCGCTGCTGCCGGGTCTGGTGAACTGGCTGTTAGACATGACGGAGGAAGAAATGCGTGACTACCTGATGGAAACCGCCAAGAAGGTGAAGTTCTTCCAGAAGTACGAGCGCATGCAAACTCTGCGTTCCAACCCACTGCTGGATTGGATGGAACATAAGATCGTGTTTGATCCAGGTATCAGCTCGGCCATTGGCTTTACGAAGAACGCACCGATGGGTTCGTCCTATATCTATGCCAATAAGGACAAGTGGTTGTACGCGAGCTATGCGGAGTTCTGCCGTCAATGCAACGTGGGCATCATGTCGCGTAACCGCTTCGAGCCGTTACTAATTGATATCTGTAAGCACCAGCTCAAGATCAACGCCTATGCAGTTCGCAATACTAAGGGCATGCGGATCGTGAACCTGGCGGTACGGGAGTCAGATCCTAAGTACGAGGGTTGGCCGTCCATTGTGGAAGTGTCGGCTGATAAGGAAACATACAAAGAGTTTTATGGGATGACACTACAGGCCGATGTTGATGCGAAAATGGAGGATGAACTAACAATTCAAGATGTCTAATGGGCGCCACATGATCCTGGATCTGTACGACTGCGATGCAGAAATCTTGGACAACTACGACCTGCTCTCGGAGTACCTGGAAACTGCATTACGCATGTCGAATGCAACCATCCTCCGGATCTTTGGTGAGAAGTTTCAGCCACAGGGTGTGACGTTGCTTGCACTCTTAGCTGAATCCCACGCCAGTATCCACACTTGGCCGGAGTTGGGCTATGCCGCCATCGACCTCTATACCTGCGGGGATACAACAAATACGCATAAGGCTGCTCAGTTCCTCCAGACAAAACTGAAAGCCAAAACTACGGAGGAGAAAGAGTTGTTGCGATCAGTAACTCCTTCCAAGTTGACGCTCTAACTCTTCAATTTTTTTGTCCTTATCATTTTTTATTCCCACGGCCCCAGCCAAGGCTCCTCCGGCTGTTAATCCTCCGATAATACCTATTTCATCGCCAATAAATCGGCCCACTGCACGTCCAACATGCTCTCCTGTAATTACCTGCGGATCTTTTAACAAGCTCTCAAAAGCGCTACCAAGATCAATATTGGTACCGGGCAAGACTTTTCCTTTTTGTAACATTGCCATTTTTGCAAGGTTGTCATCCATTCGCAAAGCGGCTTGTGTATTAATAAGGTTTTCGACTTGATTAAAACCTTGATTCATTAATTCGCGAACATTGCCCGCCATTTCTTTTTTCGCTTCTGGAGGTATGCGCTCTAGTGTTTCCATTAAAGCTCTTCCTTGTCCGGCCATCGAGACCGAGCTTTGATACTTTTTAAACATTTCAGCATCTACACCGTATTTATTTGCAAAAGCTTGTGGATTCTGCAAAGCTTGATCCATCAACTGAGAAGTTGTTTGTTCACGTAATTCCTGCTTAATCTGGCCTTTTCCATAACGCATTATCTCGGCGGGTCCACTGATCAAAGTTTTTTGTCCCGCGCCTCTACCAAAGGTCGCAATTGGCCCTGCTTGATTTTTCAAGGCTTGAGGGTGTAATCGTTTTCCAAGGGCTGCGCCAAGTCTTGTTCCCAACATTCCGACACCAACGCCGCCTGCCATTGCAGCAAGAGTTTGAATACCTACTTGAGATAAGGGGACATTTCCTCCCAGTAAACCAACGCCAGCCATGGCGCCACCGCCAATACCCTCTAAAGACTCTTGCAGCAATTCGTCGTACTTACCCGCAAGCATTGATTACTACTTCTATATTTACTCAGTCTACTGTCGTTAAACCCTTTGGTTTGTGTATAGTTAATCGAGAATAATTCGATTTACTGTGGACAAAAAACCAAAGCTTTTATGGGTTGGTGACATTGTTGCAACCACTGGTTTTGCACGCGTTACCCACAACGTCATTGAAAGACTGAAAGATAAGTATGAAGTTGTGGTGCTGGGCTGCAACTGGTATGGGGACCCGGATCCCATGCAGCAACGCTTCAAGATGTACCCAGCATCCAACCGGTTCCAACAGGCGCCCTTCGGTGAGGAACGCATCCGCGAAATCGTAGAGCGTGAACGTCCTGACGTGGTGTTCACGATTAATGACTGCTGGATCATCAATGCTCAGTACGGTCAGATTGCTGATCTGCACCAGCAGGGACTCTTTAAGTTTGTGGGCTACATGCCAATGGACTCCTATGGGTGGATCGGAAGCCTGGCTGATACCGCCAACAACTGGGATGGGATTGTCTCGTATACGGAATTTGGTGCACACGAATTCATTCGGGGTGGTATCCAGAAGCCTGTGCATGTTGTTCCCCATGGCGTGACGGCAGGTCAATTCAAGCCTGGCGACAAGCTGGAGGCACGTAAGAAGCTGGGTCTCAAAGAAGACTCATTCATTGTGTTCAACGGAAATAGGAACCAGTTCCGCAAACGGATCGACATCACGATCAGTGCCTTTGCTGAGTTCGCCAAGGACAAGCCGGATGCTCAGCTCTACCTCCATATGGGGACTAAGGATCAGGGCTGGGATGTGATGCCGGTCTTTGGGAAGGAGATGGCTAAGCGTGGACTGGAAGCAGACGGTCGGCTGATCATGACCTCTCCTAATCCAGGACCGCCGTCCGTACCTGTGGACATGCTGGAGACTATCTACCAAGCGGTCGATGTGGGTGTCAATACCTGTAAAGGGGAAGGCTGGGGACTGGTGAACTTCGAGCACGCAGCCTGTCGTGTGGCCCAAGTGGTGCCTGACCATACCTCCTGCAAGGAAATCTTTGAGGGCTATGGACGCCTGATCCGCTGCGACCACGTTGACGTGGATACCAACTACGCACGGGAGATGCCCTGTCCCTCCGACGCCCACCTTGCAGAAATTCTCACCGAGCTTTACGAGGACCGCGACAAGCTGGATGCCGTTGCAGAGCTGTGCTACATCCGCGTGACTGACGACCAGTTCAACTGGGATACGGTCGCTGCTCAATTTGATGGGGTGTTCCAAGAGGCATTGAACCCTCCCGAGCCTGAAGTACTGGTGGAGCCGAAGAAAAAGAAAGGAAAGGCGAAGAAAGCAGCCAAAGAACTGGCAACTGTCTAAGCTCTGGTCGGACGATCCGCATGGGGAACGAGCCTCCTGTCAAACCAGGGGGCTTTTTCATGGGGACTTAGTCTCAGTTCAAGACTTAGGTGAGGTGGGCTGGAGTCGGACTTTAGTGCAAAAAACAGTGCTTTAGTGGGTTTCTAAACCCTCTATGGCCTAAATAACACTATGGATGAAAGTGTAATTTCTTAGGTTGAGACTCAGAGTGAGACATTACACTTTCCTTCAAAGTGTCATTTGGACTAATAAAGGAATAGAAATAAAGTAAAGTCCCAAAAGTCCGCCCTAAACCCGTGGTATAGTACACATTTCCACCTGAATTCCATGGCACGTCAGTACAAACCCATGCCTCCGCTGCCAGAGCTGGAAAAAAAACTCAAGCTTTCAGACGACCATCCCAGTGGTTTGGAGTGGGTTGAGACCAACGGGCATCACGCTGCTGGTGAGATGGCAGGGTTCCTGGAGCACCACCGCCGTTATTACGTTGTGTCCATTAAGGGCACGAGGTACCACGCCCACCGTCTCGTGTACTACTTACGTACTGGCGAAGACCCAGGAAACGCGGATGTGCTGCGGCCCGAATCACCAAAGGATGAAAAGCCCGGCGAGATGGTCCTGGAACAACGCAAAGACCGTAAACAACCCAGTCGTCGCAACCGTCGCAAAACAGACTGGTATTACGACTTCAAACTCGAACCGCTTGATTCTTGATATGGCCAATCTGATCGACTCGGTACCAGCTCAGTTCCGGCACGTTGACGGCATTGAGAAACTACCGGAAGCAAAGCTCAACGACCTTGGTTATTACCGGGGGTTCCCATGCCCCCATAACCACGTCATCCGTGACTCCACCCACCATTGGTGCTACGAGTGTGCAAAGAAGATCCTCAGTAACGTCTGTGGATTTGACATCAACTATTTGCATGCCGACTACAAACACAAGTACGCCAAGCTCTGGGCACAGGTCAACGTCACTTTCCCTGATGAATGCTGGGACATCAGGACGACACCTAAACGTGTTTGCCTTCCGTCCTACCGATCTGAGTACAGCAAACAGAAGTCGGAGAACGTCAACATGCACAAGGCTATATACCAGTGTGCTTGGGGTGATGTTGGCACCATGGTCGTGACACGTCTGTGCGGGAACAAGCGGTGTTGCAATCCACTGCACATGGTTTCCAGCTTTAACAGGAACTATCCACCACAGACAATTGTTCCTTGCGAACTTCAGTTCCAAGCTGAAAAACTGATGTTGTATAGCCAAGGATTGAAGCAAGATGTAATCGAAACTATTGTGCGTAAAACCCACAAGAACCCTATTGCCAACCCTGAATTTGTCAAAGCTCGCCCCGAGTACAATGAATAAATAGGGATTGTTGGGTAGAAGTGTCTAGGGTTTCAAACCAAATCAATCAACGTCAACGTTCAAAAGAAAATCCATTGGTCCTTGGTACCTTTGGTGATCTTGCTCTGCGTTATTTAACAGGTACTCTTGGCCCTGTTAACCAGGTTGAATTGAATGGTTATGGCGGTGGCACCTATAACCATTGGTTTCAAATCAACTTAATTCGTCCAGCCTGGATTATTGTCGCCAAAGGTGGCCCAAGGCCTAACTACATTCAAACCTCTGTTTATGATCTAAATATCACGCCAATTAACGGACGGGCTATTTTCCAAGCCGACTCCATTACGGAAGGAAGAAGCTTAACTACGGGAGAAATTTATATTCCGTATCTGGATACTGTCATGAGTACCCAGTCGGATTTATACAATACATACGACAGGATTCGCCTGGATCGTGGTGACGACCGTTACTACCCACTACCAGAGGGAAGCTACTTACTTTGTGTGTCATCTACACGTAATGAACGCCTTGATTATTCCGTTGGCGTTGTTGTTGAGTTTGTTCAGTCCGAGCTGTACTTGGCACTGGAAGACTTTACGCTTTATCTCCAGGACACAACAGTTGATCCTGTTACAACTGTAACGGTTGACTCACCTGTTACAGTCGACACGATTATTTCCAACGAGCCAGGTAGGCCCAATGGTTTTACTCAAACTCTTTGTGAAATCACCTCTGGCGTTACTGTCACAGTTCTAGATGGCTCTGAATGGTTGATCGGTGAACAGTCGGGCAGTGGCGTCGATGTTGCCAATGATTACTTCCTGCTTGAGTTTGGAGAAGGATACTTGGAGACAATTCACGACCATACACTGTCAGAATGGAAAGACGCCTGGATCGCACAACATCACCCTGATGATCGATTCCCGGATCTGTTTATTCCATTGACGAATAGACCATGATTAAAACTTTCTTGTCTTTGTTTAAAAAACAAAGCACGCCTACTGTGGCTTGGGAGCGTTATTGTAAAAAGAATCCAAGTGCTCCTTGCTGCCGTATTTACGATGTCTGAAGACAATCAAAAGAAAACAAAGGAAGAAAGCAAATACAAAAGTCCAAATATTACAGAAGCTACCGAAAAAGATTGGGAAGATTTCTTCTCAGTGCAAGAAGAAAATATATTTGACCGTTAGAATACAAGAAACGGGAATATGCCCATGGAACACCTTAACCAGTATCTCGAAGTTGCTCTGGCTATTCATGCCGCAGCATCTGCCATTTGCGCTTTAACTCCCACGCCTAAAGACGATAATCTTGTGGGTAAGCTCTACAAGTTGATCGAGATCGCAGGACTTGTGATCGGTCGCGCCAAGCAGCGCTGATCAATCAGGCAAAGTTTGGAACCACAGCGAACACCTCAAACGCGCTATTGTGTTGGAGGTGTTTTTTCATGGAATGACAAATATTAACTTTTGCTGAAAATGTAAGAAAACAAAAAAGAGTTCAACAACCAAAAGGGTGTTATTTTTATATGAATTGTCGCAAACGATGGAAAGCCAAACTTGCCACAAAGCAACTGGGCTATTTTAAAACCAAAGAAGAAGCCATTAAAACTTTGAAAAATGCAAGATCAAACTACACAAAAACTTAATCTTGTAAGGGAACAAACCACCACACTGTTCCACCCTGTTCTTCTACCCAATCACGAGTTGCAAATGCGTTGTTCTTATGTAGAGTGACGCACTTTTTTTCGCCATTTACTTCCCAGCACATGTTGACGCGGATGTGCGGATCTTTCTTGCATTTCATTTCGTCACAAGGATTGCCCATCCTGTATTCTTGCCGTCGCACTCCCAGCGCCTAAGCCAATTTTTACGGCTGTACTTTACACCTGCACCTGACTTGGAGCTATTGCTGACGTAACCACCGTTAATCATGTCGGCTTCCCCATTCGGGTCGTTGAAGACAAACGAATCTGGCGTGAAACCAATGCAGCAAGTCCAATGGCCACCACCAGTTGGATAAGAGACGGTGCCCTTATGTAACCAACCAACGGCTACAGGCCTGTTGTTACGGATCTCGTTTTCCAATAACGCAGCATTGCCGTTGGTAATAAACCTGGCCACAAGTCCTAGGCTACGCAGTGCCGTTAACTGAGCATCCTTACTGGTTGTGTCTCCGTACTTAGCACGGATCTTGTTGTACTCATCGTCGCTCTTAACCTTGCCGTAATAGCGTGCGATCATGGCACATGTCGACGAGAAACATTCGCGGTATCCAGTGCCTGACTGGTTATCCAACTGGTACTCATAAGGTACATTAAGGATCTTTTTGGTGTCAGTTGCTGGGACTGAAGTACCTGGCGTACCAAGTTGCCGGTCAAGGATCTGTATTAATTTTGTACTATAGTCAGGATCTGTAGCGTATCCTTCCTTCACCAACAGTTGACAACATTCATTCCTACTGGTTGCACGGTTAACACCTTTGTATTTACCAAAGTCTTTGTACCAGCGGTCAACCAAGTAGACAATGCAGGTCTCTAAGTCAGGAAAATCAATGAAACTTGCCGTGATTGTAATCCACTGACCGTTGACAAACTCCTTGGTACTAACAGCGCTACCACTTCCCTTCAGGCCGAATGCGTTCCAGGTACCAGAAAAATGTTTACCCCAGCCTGACTCAAGTGCCCATTGTGCACAAACGCATTCAGGAAATTTAGCCCCCGCTTTCTTTGCAGCAGCGTGCACACCGTCCCAAGTGTTGATTGTTTTGGGATCTTCTTTTGCTGCGGCACGGTACTTAAACGCAAAAGTCTCCAGGGTCTCTGCGGAGAGAGTGCCCTGGAGCCAATTCCATGCGTCGATCTGGTGTTGTTCTTCTTTGAAGAACTTGGCAGCATCCGTAAGTTTTATAGACATCGACCCAGAGTCGTTAGTACAACTCTAGGCCAGGTCTATTTTTCACTCAGCGGCTTCTTCTGCAGCTTCTTCTGACTCTTCTGGTGCAAACTCAAGGCTATCAATCAATTCACCAATCAACCGACCAGCATAATTAATGAGATTGAGATCACCAGTAGCACGAGCCGAACCAAATGAATTGATAGCGCTGATTAGGTCAGCCTTTTTGCAAGCCATAACGAAACAATAACTTCAAAAAGTATAACAAAAATTACCAAGGCACACCAGATGCATCGGTGGGATTTTCTTGTTGGTCCAGGGCTGCAGACAAAGCTGCTTCCATTTCGCCAACCTTTTCTTCACCCAGGGCGTCTTGCGTCCAACCAATGACGATTTCAGGAGTTAAATCCTCGTAAGGAATAACGTTTCCTTCTGGAGCGGCAAGGCCTAAGGAGCCGTAAGCACCAGCGTTATAGGTGTTATCACCAACGTTACGTTCTGCGGACAGAGTCCAGTGAACAGTGTAAACAATACCATCAGAAAGATGGCGTTCAAGGTTAGCAATGCCCCAAGTGTAGGTGTCAGACATGATCTAGTTTTTCTATATTCTACAACTCTGGCATCTCATATTCTTTGGTGCTGTTGCAGTAATGCTTGAAAATAATTTCTGAAGTATTTCCAGCCCATGAGGCGACTTGTGGCACAGGAATACCTGCTTCAATCCATCGACTAATGGCTGTATGTCGACAATCATATGGACGATATAAATGCGAAATTAACTGTACATTGTGGAGAGGTGTTAGCTTTTTTCTGAAATAACTCTGAAACGCAAGGCGGTCCCAAGGGAAAACGTATTCTTCATTTTGCGGAAGTTTTGTTAGGATTTCCTGACACTTATTGTTAAGCGGTACCCACCGTTTCTTGTTTGTTTTAGTGCTGTCTTTTAGGCCGTGCGTCAATGTCCAGTTGGAATGTACCAGGATTTTATTATCTTTGATATCGTCCCAACGCAGTGCTCGTACTTCGCCTGTACGCATAGCAGTTTGAAGCATAAACTCTGTGTACCAAGCCCAGTTGACATTTCGGTAAGTTCGTTTTGCCTCCAAGGCTGCAAGTACTAATCCAACTTCAGCACGCGGTATAACAATAATTTCTTCATCTTTTTGTGGAGCTTTTGGCATCTTAAAACTTGCCAAAGGATTCTTTTCCAGATACCCAACATCTTCTTGTGCTGCCCAACGAAACATCGTTTTTGTGTACATGGCCACACGTCTTGAAGAAAGTACCGGCTTCTCACCAAGTACCCAAATCATGATTTTGCGTGCTTCGTTGATGTCTTGAACAGGACAACGACGTAGCCATTTACCAACCTGCCGGTAATCAGAGGTAAGGCTTGTCGGGCACAAAGAAATGGAACGCTCTTCCAGAAAGGCATCCCAAAGGGTAGCAAGGGTCTTTGTCATGAGCTGAGTTGAGTTGGCGTCTATACTACAGTACCTAGGCTACCAAGTCCATCTGTGACCTGATACCATGAAAAAGGGCGGCTGTTACCCCGCCCTGCACACCAAACATGGATAGCTTAGCACCGAAGGACGCATTGGTCGTCCGCACCTGGAATGACACGCCCATCGCACGGCGCAGTATCGACGGCTACGTCAACGCAACTGCCATGTGCAAGGCTAATGGTAAACGATGGACCAAGTACCGCGAGTCCGACCGAGCTGCCGAGTATTTGGAGGCCCTTTCAACCGAAGCCCGAATTTCGGTCCACGCTTTGATAGAGTCCCGGACAGGAGGTGCAGATGGAGGCGAGACCTGGATTCACCCACGAGTTGCTGTTGACCTTGCCCGTTGGGTCAGTCCCTCCTTCGCTGTTTGGATGGACGGTTGGTTATTGCAAGAATTAGAGCGTCAATCACAACAAAAACCAGAACCTCAGACCCCGCAGCCACAAATATCTGGTACCAACGTACTAAATCTACTGAAAGAGTCGGCTGACTTTATTAAAGAGCTTGGCTGCTTTGATGATCGCGATAAAATTTTGTTCTCTGATTTAGCACGCAATAATGCTATGCGTGTCAATTCTGATTTTCTTCTTCCTCCAGGTGATGAGGAGATGACAATCAGCGATGCGTATCTGGAGGTGTACCAAGAACGGCTGACGCGAAACAGATCTAGTGCCATTGGAAAAGCAATCGCAAACGAATATCGCAAAGAATTTCAACAAGAGCCCCCTACTCGTATTCAATACGTTGATGGTGCGCCAAGGAAAGTCAAAAGTTACCAGAAAAACTGGTTAATTAGGACCTTATCTTCTATTGGCAAATAAAAAAGGCCCCGTAAAGGGGCTTTCTTTTTGAGAGCAATTGTGAAGGTGACTACTCACCGAGCAAGTACCGAGCAAGTACCGAGCAAGTACCGAGCAAGTAGTGAGTAGGACTACTGACTTAGTAGCGGATCATTAACTGGCCAGTGCTGGTGCGATAAACATCTCCGACAACAAGACCGCCAGTTGTTGCCGCCGTGTTATCGGCGTAGGTCGGGACGTTGGAGAAATTGATGATTCCATTGTTCTTGATCCTCATCCGCTCCGTCGGGCTGGCTCCTGGCGTCGTACTGGTCGTGCTGAAGACAAGTATGCCCGGCATCGTGTTAGCGCCGGGGGTGCCGTCTACCCGCCCTTCGATCCATGCAGCGGGTTTAAAATCAGCACCATCTGAACCACCAAAAGCAATGCGACCTAGGCCGTCGCCGCTCTGAACAACAGTGTGACTACCAGTTGTTGCATTGCGTGATTTTACAAGCTGCAAAACTGCTGGATTGGTGTCGGCAGTGAATAGAGATGTTGAGATTCCTGTATCAAAAACGTTATTGCCAGCGGACTGCAGCTTTGCAGTTAGAGCATTTGTTGTCGTAATTGCACTACTCGTCCCCACCAGCAGCTTCCCGTCCGATGTGATGCGGAGGCGTTCTTGTCTCCTGTCGGTTGATCGACTGCCTGCAGGTGTTGTTGATAGAGAAACATAACTTCCGCCATCGGTGCCGTGCTGCAGAAAAATAGATGCGTCTGTCGTGCCCAGGTTGTTTTGCGAATCAATGATGCTTAGTGATTCCGTGGACGAGCTGTCAATACCGTTCTGAATTACAAGCCCCTGAAAAGTACTCGAAGAAACTCCGGGATAGTTTCCGATCTTTACAAGACCGCGGACATCTAAACGAGCTGTGGGGGTGTCTCCAATGCCAACTTGACCAGTGCTGTTAACAAACAACCTCCCCGTGCCACCCGTGCTGATGGCTACGTTGTTTGCGGAAGGTAGATAAACCCCATTCGTGGGAACGCTGCTGCCACTCGGGATCAGCGCTGCAGCCGTTGCGGTGCCGGTAACAGTAAGATTGCCTGTAATTGTCGGGTTTTGCGTCAGACCAGACACCGACACGCTCTTGTCTACCCCACCATCTGTAAAAGTGATGGTGTCAACTTTTATAGTGCCGTACGACATTTCTTCTGATACTTTTTCCTTATTTTAACCGAAGGAATTAAGGAAGGATAATCAGTGGACCTTGAATTACAAAACCTGTCGTACTACCTGATACCACGCCAGAGCAAACAATAGCCGGGGTAGAGCCAGAGGGGGTGGTGATTGCAAGAGTTACACCAGTGATATTTGTGAACTTAGCAGTGTTACCTGTGATCGTAGTGCCAGAAACAGTGACAAAGTTGGCAGTGGTTCCTGTGACCGTAGTTCCCGTGATCGTAGTGAAACCAGCGGTGCCGCCAGTCAGTGTTATGAATTGGCCCAGGTTCCCTGTAACTGTCGCTCCAGAAACTTGAGTCGTGCCAACAATATTGACACCTGTGATATTAGTAGCTTGAACGATACCACCAGTAAATGTTTGTCCACTGATTGCACCAGTAACCTGGATGCCTGAACTAAAGAATCCAGAGCCAGAAACTAAAAGGTTTCCGCTGTAGATAGAGAAATTACCGCCGGTATAGGCAGTGGCTGCAGCAGCCCAGTACGTTGCACCGGCTGCATCCGTTGCCAGAACAAAGCCAGATGTCCCAACGGTAGACGGAAAGGAGAACAATCCGTAAGGACGAACGTTTCCAGAACCAATAACAAAGGTTGCTCCACCTGCGACAAACTGTGTGCCAGAAACCGTACCAAAAACACCTGTTGTTGCTTGGACAACACCACCTGTCACGGTTGTGAATTGGCCAGCGTTACCTGTAACGGTTGCACCTGAAACAGATGTAGTACCAACAATGGTTACACCGGTTAATGTTGTCGCCTGAACCGCCGCCCCGGTAATAGTCGTTCCACTAAGGGTTCCGGTGACTTGAACGCCGGAGCTAAAGAAACCAGAACCTTGTGCAATTAAATTGCCCGAGACAACAAGATTACCGGTAACTGTATGAGATGACGCAACAAGGGTATTAAAGATACCGGTGGTGAACTGAGCCGTTACACCGGTTATTGTTCGACCTGATACTTGAGTTGTAAAGACCCCACTGACAAAGTTTGCAGTTGTTCCTGTAACGGTGCCACCAGTAACCGTAGTAAAGTTTGCGGTATTGCCTGTTACAGTCCCAAAGACACCGGCATTACCAGAGACGGTACCACCAGAAACACTGGTGGTACCGATGACATTAACGCCAGTAATAACGGAGGCTTCTGCACTAAGGAATCGTGCGTACTCACCTGTAATATTTAGACCCGAAACCTGGGTGGTAAAGACGCCACTAACTGCGTTAACAAAAGTTCCTGTAAATGTAGTGCCAGTGACGGAAGTAAACGCGCCTGCTGTACCGGTAATTTGAACACCACTGACCCGACCCGTGACTGAAATTCCAGAACTGAAATAACCAGAACCGAAAACAAACAGATCACTATTAACGATCGCGTTACCAGTGACAGTGATGTTCTGACGGACAATGCCCGTAGTGAAGATGGCGGTAACAGCGTTTAACGTTGTAAATACACCGCTTACGCCTGTAACGGTTTGACCGGTAACTGTTGTAAAACCAGCAGTATTACCAGTAACAGTAGAGAACTGGCCAGCGTCACCCGTAACAATGGCACCAGAGACACGCGTTGTTCCGACAACAGTTGATCCGGTGACGTTCGTAAATTGTGCGTTCGATCCAGTAATCGTGGTGCCACTGAGTGTACCCGTGACTTGGATACCGGAACTGAAGTAGCCCGATCCACGGACAATCAAATCACCTGTAACAGTTAAGTTACCGGTAATTGTGTGGCTACCAGCGTTAAGAACTTGGAAGTTACCAGTGGTGAAATTAGCAGTTGTGCCTGTGACCGTTACACCAGATAAAAGGGTGTAGATCCCAGTGGCACCAGTGATGGTTCCAAAGGCACCAAAGGCACCAGTAACTGTGCCTGCCTGTAGGCGATCAGAGATGTCTCCACTAACAGCAAAGAGTTGTGTAAAGGAACCCGTGATACCGGTAACGGTTTGTCCAGATACCCGTGAAGTAAACGTACCGGAAACACCAGTAATCGACGCCGCACTAAAACCAGTGGTCGCGAAGTTTACTGAATTGATATTGGTTGCATTGATATTGGTACCTGTAATAGTCGTCCCGCTTAAGGTACCGCTGATATTGGTATTGCCGGAAACATTTAAGCTCCCAGCGTTAACAACAAAAGTGACATTAAGGCCAGAGGTAGTGACCTGATCTAAAACCGTAAGGTTATCGTCGACTTGCAGAGAACCACTAATCGTTCCGCCAGTGCGCGGAAGATAGTAGATATTTAGGTACGCCTTGGTACCAGAGATTGTCAGCTTCTTATTTTTAAGCGCGGGGTCAACTTCACCAACATCAACAACCGTCAGAAGGTCGGCATCAGCCAGATTGATGCCGGCCATCTCTTGAAGCTCGGATATCCTTCTGTTGGCCACCTATTAAATCACAAAAACCCCATAAAATGAATTATAGTCGCAGTGTGTTTAACCTACCGGGCCTTAATTTCGATGCGCGGCAGATGGTTAGACGCAAAATTCCAGGCTCCCTGGATGCCTACAACAAGGCCACAGGAGATAGCAAACACCACAATTAACTCCGCCACCGTCAGGTTGCGGCGCAGGTAAACAACCTGAGGTTGGGGTGGAGCAAAACTCGGCATTGGCATACGAGGTGCCACAGGAACTTCCTCTTGTGCCACCTGTTGTTGTTGCTGCTGCTGAAGCAAAGTCATTCGCACTGCTTCTTCCCGAGCGCGGGCCTTCATGGCCTCAAGCATTTCTGGGGTAATACCAGGGGGAATTGCAGGCGGTTCAATAGCCTGAGGTGGAGTACTGGAAGGAATTTGCTCTTCCATAACGGTGCAAAAGATTTGCCCATACACTAGCATCTACGCAAAAGGTTTGCTGACATGAAATACGGATTGCGTAAAGGTTTAGAGGATGTTGCCTTTGAACTTAAGGGGATACGAAACGTCTTAAGTTCCATGTGGCACAGCCGCTATTCCACAGGTGAAACCGACGCCTTAAACCCTGAGGCGTACGCAGATGAGTACATCACCACTGAGGAGTGTGGACGCAGGCTTGGGGTATCGGACCAGACGATTCGCAACTGGATTGCAATCGGCAAACGAACCCCCGAGAAGGGCTGGGTGGAGGGCATTCATTTCGTCAACGTCTCCCCTGATCCTGGACGTAAGGCAATGCTCAGGATTCCCTGGAACCAACTGGTTCAATCGTTCTCTAAGGCCAAAAAACTGGAATCAGCTGACCTGAGAGGCAAAGGAGACCGAACCTCAAATATGTATAAAGCTGAGCGGGGCTTTTTAGAATAATGGCCCATCGATTTCGCAATGTTGACATTGATTCCGTAACGATTGAGAACCACGTTCAGTTGTTGCCTGAATCCCTTGTAAATCAAGTAGTAATGTTCTTGCCTCCCGAAGGCTCTTTTGATGATGGCTGCCTCAGGCGCTACCTGGAAAATTTAAAAAACTATGAAGAAGAAGACGTTAACTCTGGTATGACTCTTGCCAACAGATTGCGTCTCGCTTTCCAGGATCTACAGCCCGATACCATCTGCGGCAAATTTCCGCAAGCAGAACTCCCTTTGAAGCGTCGGCTACGGTGCGTGGCTGAATATCTGATACGCTCTGGAGAATTTGATAAAGTACGTGATGAAAACGGGAAGCTTGTCAAAAAACGTGGTGTGCTTGGCAAATTAGTTGTCTTGTACCAACCTACTGACAAATTGCTTGAATCCCTACTGCGCCAAGGACTGATCGAGAAATGCAACGACGTGAAAAATTGATCGCTTCTGTGATCGGTCCAGAGCTGGACGAAACAAAAGCAAAGATGCTTGATGCCACCATTAAGTTGATTCTTGGTGACATGGGTGAACAGTACTGCAAGATGTGGGAGATCGAAGGTCCTGGCGTCATGGTGTTCCAGCCTGACAACAAAGAAAGGTCAATGTTCTTCTGGACCCTCAAGGAAATCCACGCTGCACAGGAAGATTGCGAACGTCAGAACGACGGTGATCTAGCGGAGACATTCAGACGTATCCTCTCAGCTGCTCAGAAGATCGACCCTGTGGAAAAAGCAGGGTATGTCATCAATGATAAAGATGGCATTCGCTATATAGAAATTGACTACAACCAGGTTTCTGGCAAATGAACGAAAAAGGCGTTCGCTCCATTTCTGCCCGCAACGAAGACGTTGAGTTAATCACGAACTCAGATCTGATTGTTGCCGCTAACGAGCTAATGGATGGTATTGAGTTGGACGTGGCCAGCAGCAAAAAGGCCAATAGCTACGTTCAGGCTCCTAACTTTTTCACACCATCGGATGATGGATTGAACGCCCAGCAGTGGTACGGAAATGTTTACCTGTTTCCACCAGCGGGTGCATACTTCTGGGACAAGAAGAACGAGCGATGGAAAATGACACGGGCTTCTTCTCCGTCACTTACGTCATCTCATGCCGTGTGGTTTCGTAAGCTCTACCACGCCTGGTTGGCGAAAGAGATTAAGCAGGGTTTGTACTTTAGCAACTGCCCTGACATGATTCGATACGAACCAAAGATCTTTAGCTTTCCTGTTTGCATCCTTCGCTCTGCGCCTGTCCTAAGGCGGATTACAAGTCAAGGAGAAAAGATGCAGCGTACGTGCACCTCTTTAATTGTCTACTTGCCACCTACGGATCGTTCGGATGATGCCATCGAAAGATTCGTGGATATTTACACGGAACGCGGGCATATTCTCGTTTAAGTTCCGTATACTGAAGAACGATTACAGGGGACCATGAGCGTTCTTGCCGACTGGGAAATCAAACATCTGGCTGAAAACGAGGAAATGATCGAACCCTTTGTCGATCATCTGGTCAGCAAAGAAGACGGTCGCAAGTTACTGAGCTATGGCTTAAGTTCCTACGGCTATGACATCCGTTTATCTCCTAAACAATGCCTGATTTTTGGTAAGGTTCAGGCTGGCGATTGTGACCCAAAAGATTTTGATCCTGACATCCTGAAGCCTGCCGATCTTCTGGAGGATGAACGTGGTCAATACTTCTTGCTTCCTCCGTACGGCTATTGCCTTGGTGTAGCGCAAGAACGTCTGAAGCTCCCCAGAGATGTCACTGTCGTTGCTGTAGGTAAATCCACCTACGCACGCTCAGGTATCTTGGTGAACATTACCCCTGCTGAAAGTGGCTGGGAAGGTTACCTGACCCTAGAGATCAGCAACTGCACTGGGCTTTTCAATCGGATCTATGCCAATGAAGGGATTACGCAACTCCTCTTCTATCGCGGCAATCCGTGTCATGTAACTTACCAAGACCGCAAAGGTAAGTATCAAGATCAACCAAATAATGTCGTGTTCTCCCAGGTTTAATCAACCGAAGGAATCCAGGTAACTGTAAGACTTACCGGAGAGAGGTCGGGGTTTGTCGGCATAGCCAATAGCCCCTGACCGTCCACCGGAATCTCCTCTGGTTGGTAATGCAACACCGTTAATCGATGCAGGCACCCGTGGTGTACGACCACGAATCATAGGCTCATCGATTGAGGCGCGTTGCTTGTATGCGCCGGCACTCCTGGCGGCACGCATAAATTTGGCAACACGATTCTGATTGTCGTTTAAAGACTCGGCTTCTGGCCGTTCATCAGCAGGAAGGCGACGCAAGTCAGTGTCATACGCCTGCTCTGGCCTGAGGTCTGAAACTTCTGCTCCAGATGTACCAGCATCGGTAGTGGGATCGTACCCGACCTCAATCGGACGACGTTCCTCTCCTTGCCGTGGGTTATAGAATCTTGCCATAGTATCATTGTAAAAGGAGTGAATCAAAAGCCCTAATATCATGAATCATGCCGCTGCATTCTTAGATGCATTCGTGCAAGACGAGGTTATGTGTCGGTGTCTTGACGAAGAAGACTTCGGTCAACCTCTCGATAACGAAGAAAATGATGTACCCTTGTATGACATGTACAACAGGGGCTTAGTTGCATGCGAACAAGGACTCGAACGGAACCCGTTATTCTTGGAGGGGATGAAGCGTCCGGGGGTGACCGGATTGATTCCTTCGATGGAAGAGGGATTGGCAATGGGAGCTTCTCCGAAGCCCCGGTCCTTAGTTTTGGAACTGGAGGAACCGGACGAGGAAGAGAGGATTCTGTCAGCCCAACGTCGTGGTTTGAGCCGATAGACGAAGTTAGTGAGTGCCCAGGTGGAGTCTGTCCTGTTCCCTGGGCCACGAAAGAAGAGCGTCCTGTGATCCAAGAGGATCAAGTTAACCATCCGCCTCACTACACCGATGGTGCAATCGAGTGTATTGAAGGAATTGAAGCTCAGCAAACCCTTGAAGAATTCCGTGGTTATCTCAAGGGCAATATCGCCAAGTATCTTTGGCGTGAGCGTCACAAAGGTGGAATTGAATCATTAAAAAAGGCCCAGTGGTATCTGGACCGTCTAATCCAACTTGACGAAGCTCAGAACGGCTGAAAATCTTCTTCTTCGTCATCGTCCTCGTCGTCGCCTTGAATACAGGCGGCGGCGAGTTCTGCTAATTCAAGATCAGTTGGCCAGTCCATATCCAACTCAATGTTCTCACCAGCCATGATGTCTTTGATGGCGTGCCATTCCATCAAACGTTGGTGATAGAGATTCAAAAGAGCCGAATACAGTTCTTCCCACGTCATCTCTTGGGCCTGAAGTTCTGCTTTCCGCATGGCGAATTGCAGCTCAAGTGGCAGTTCAAACTCTCGTGGTTCTACCGATCGCTCCATGCCACTTTGCATCGATTCATAGCAATTATTCTAATGGTAGCTGCTAAACAGCAAATCGATGTCGTCTGTGTCGTAAGTCGACCATGGATCTTCGTCGATGTCAAAGTCGTTGGCAAATTTTGAAAGGACGTAAGGATTAATGCTTTCTTCCAATGCACGGATGGCTCTGACTTGGTGGGGGGCAGCAGTGTAATTACGGAAAGCAGTCAGAAGAACTTGTGTAGACGACCAGGGATTTGCGTTGATCTCGTTCAAAAACAGGCTGATCTCCTCTCGCCTGCGGTCCACAAGAGTACCGATGACGTTGTGGTTTTGGTCAAAGATCCACCGACCGATTTCTCCAGTGGCAGCACAGAAGTCTTCGTGCTCGATGTTGTCGATCACGCTGCTGTACAGAAAAGGATCCCAACCAACGGAATGAATGAATGAAATCAAGGCCTGACGCATGTGTGTATCAAGCCCCAGGTTCAGTTTGACCAGCTGGGTGTCAATGATTGAAACTTCGTGAAAAAGGTATTCCAGTGCCTTTTCCTTGGTGCAGCACTGGCCTCTTTTGACGGGAGAACCATCGGGGTAGAACTGAGTTCCGAACCCAATGGTATAAGGTTCTCCACCTGTGGTCGGATCCGGGTATGCCTTTTCGTTGAACCCTTCGTATTTACGAATCAGGTTAATCGCATGCGAAAGATCCGACATGAGGGTAACTATTTATTACCCTCAATATACATAACTTTTACTTGCCTTGACCACGGGACAACTTACGTCCGTGGTTAGGACGGGAATGTTTCCCGTCACCTTGACGTGTCTTCTTGGGCTTGGACTCAATTTGAATGGTGCTGGACTTGGGTTTTGCCATACTGGTAAGGAATCAGCTCATATAATTTACCAGGCTTTACAGGACCAGTACCCAGCCGTAAGCTTACTTTTAGGTTCGTCACAATTATGGCGGGCACGGAAATTCTTGCGGCGCTCAGGGTCGTCGCGTTTGATTTCCATATTGGCATCACCAAAGCGCACGATCTTTTCTTCTCCATTCTCACAAGCTTTTACGACAGATTTCTTGCCGCCTTGAACATCGCGCCTTGGCTTGTTACAAGCCATCTTGTCTTTAGCAATCTTGGCTGCACCAGCAGCTTTACGGTGTTTCTCAGCCATCAAGTAAACCCTTTAAACAGGGAAGTAAATTCACCAAGAATCTTTTCAGCACTCTTGGATTTTGTTGGTTCTTCTTCGTCATCTAACAGTTTAAAATAACTGGATCCGGAGGATACAGAACCAGTCTTGGTACTATCAGTAGATGTTTTGGTAGTTGAACTGGTATCACCAAATAGTCCTGTCATCGAGCTAAGTGCCTGGAACGGATCATCACTGGTTAGCCCTGCGTAAGCACCTCCCAGTTGTAAGCCTTTCTCAGATGCCCCTTGCTCCAGGAGTTGCATTTCACCCTTGTCTACATCAGTCATGAAACTGCCGTAGAAGTCATCTTCGCTCCCCTGGTATCCAGCGTTCTTAAAGATCTTGTAGAGGGTGGTGGCGTAAGGAGACGTGGATGGAGCAGCATCACTTTCTCGTTGGATGTACTCAACACCCAGTTCCTTTTGTGTTGGGGTCTTTCCCTTTTCATTGAGATATTTAATCGACTGACGAATATTGATGGCGTTACCAGTGCGGAATTGATCAGCAATATATTGCTTAACTTCATCAATACCCATTCCTTCGCCGGCAATTCCAAGCGTACCAAGCATCTTGTCCCATTCAGCCTTGTTTGTTTCAGGGCTGACACCTTCAATAACACTGTCGGCAAATTCCTCAGGTGTTACAAACTGCAAGAACTGAACGTCTGCCAAGTCAATATCCTTGGCTGCAATCTCAGGAAGAATCTTTGTGCTGATGTAATCAGTGGCGTCCTTCAATGTTAAAACATCACGAGCAGGATCAAATCCTTTGGATGAACCAAGTACTTGATAATGAAGTTGAGCAAATTGATTTTTATCATTAACATCTAGGCCGTAATGGTATGCCCATTGATCCCAGGTCCAATTGGTACCTGGGACAACACTTGAGCCATTACGCTTTGCGGTTTCCCAATCAGCAGCAACTTGATCTCGTTGCTCATTGTACTTGGCAATTTTGGGATCATCCGTTTCAAAGTTGCCGGATGGATTCATGTAGAAATCAGCGTTGAAATTAAGCGGGTCCTTGGAATACACATCGTCCAAATAAGCTTGTGCTCTGATTTCAGCAATGTCTTTTAGCTTTGTTAAAGCTGTTTGAACATCAAAAACGTTTTTATCTTGTTGCTGCAACTCCAATGTTGAAATAAATTCACTCATCGACTTGGAACTATCAAAACGAGGCTTCAAGTATTCATCAATGTAACGTTTAGCAAAATCACCCGTCAATTGATATGTTTTATTTGGATCAAGAGGATCTGCTACCGTAATACCTTTTTCGTAATTACCAGCGAGCTGCTCATCAAACCACTTCTGCCAGTTATAGGTGACGCCATTAAAAGTTGGAATGCCCGTTGCACTGGCAAGACTTTTCTCAAGACTTTCTTGAGCTTTGACCGGATTTGTGACGAAGCCAAGAATACCACCAATGCCGCTATCTCCCAGGAGTGAGTTTGCAATTGTTTCGTTGATTGTAAGAACTTCATCAAAACCCTCAAGATTTCGGTAGAAATCTAAGTCGCGCTCTTGTTGTTTAGCTTTGACAAGTTCATCTGCAGCTTTCTTGAGAGAATCAGTTGTCAGTGAACCAAATTGCTGTTGAACTTGCTGTTCTTTTGCTGTTAATTCAGTGCTTACTTTTTTGCCAAGAATAGTTTCATCTCCACCGCCAAGGACTTTATCGCGATAAAGTTCGTACTCGGCATCAGTTAAATACTCTTGATATTCATCGGAAAGCGACGCGTATTGAGCTTCATTTCCTCGGTATCCAGCTGCCTTGCCCTGAGTCGTGTAATGCCAATGCATATACGTATCAGGACTAAAGCGTCCAACTATATCCAGGTCTGGAATCGAGATACCTCCTATGCTTATCCCTGATTGTGCCGCGTCCCACTGTTCTTCAGCTTGTTGCCCACCTGGAGTAAAAGAACGGTAATAACTGGCATCAAAACCACCGGTTAATGGTTGAGCGCCCTTACTTGAATCCCAAGGAGTTAATTTCTTTTGGTAAGAAGCTGACAAAGCTTCTTCACCGTTGTAGTCAAGCAGGTCTTGAAGCTGAACAGAGTTTAGTTGATTTCCAAGTCCTTCTACTATTTGTTTATATGTTCCTTCTTTAGCATTATTAAAAGTATTAATAACGTTGTTATACCTATTCAGTGCTTGTGAACCAATTAAATTCTTTCCCGATAAGTAAGCGTTGCCATTGTTGTCGACGGAAATCTTAGCTCCTTCTAAAATTCGATCTTCATTTTTTCCATACGTCTCCCAGTGGGCTTGGCCCCAGCCCTCCATGCCCTGAACACGAGTGGGAACTAGGTCGCCATTTGCTCTGCCTGTTCGATTCCAGTATCTTTCTCCAAAGGAAGCTTTGTCTGGTTGGCCGGCATCACGCCAAGCCTTGTTTACGGCTGAGTTGTTATCAACGTAACGATCCCAATACACAGTACCTATTCCTGGATCTTTTACCATCGTGTGGTAAAACATCTCACGACCTTCGTTCCTCCCGTAGGTGTCGTAATGCCAGGCGCCGTAAGAACCTTTGGTTGGATATTTTTCCCTAAATTTTGGCTTATCTTTATTGCTTTCCCATTGAGCAAGTAAGTCTGAATTATTGTCAACATACAAACCGTTAGCTCGCTCTGCGCCAGCAAACGCATTTCCTAGGTCACTGTAAGTATCAACATAATTCGCAAAGGTACCCATCAGCACTCACCAAAAATAAACGTTGATTCTTGTTTGACCCAGGCTTCAATCTTACCAAGGGTTTCGGAAGAAAAGAAGGTTTGTTTTTGGTACCAGCTTTTCATTTCCTCTGATCCTTTGTGGGCGTTACAACGCCTGCAACAAGGAAGTAAGTTGTGGCGGTTAGAGGAACCGGACTTAAACCTGGGTACAATGTGATCCAGGCTTGTGGCGGAATCTCCGCAATAACCGCATTTGTAATGCCAAGCTTCGTATATGCTTTCTCTAAATTTTTTCTTTGCAAGTTTGGGCGTGATTTCAACTAGCAGGGCGAGGGGCTCGTGCTCGTTGCAAAACATGCTCTTCAATTGCCGTTAATTCATTCTAAATTCAACACACATTTACTCGAACAAACTAAAGAGATGAAAGTTTCCTTAAGGGTATTGACAGGCACTTGACACCGGATATGGTATTGAGGCACGCGTTATTCCGCGCCATGACCACCACCAACGGATGGGTGTCCGTTCAAAAGGCAGAAGAGATCTTGGGCATTGACCGCAAGACTCTATTCAAGTACCGCGATGATGGCACCCTCAAGCTTGGTCCGCACTTCGCAGCGTTCCCTGGTTGCCTCTCCCGTGACGGCTACCGCTGGAACACCAAGTCCGTCAGGAAGCACCTGCAAAAGCAAGGGATGATGCCGATGGCTTCTTGAGGGACCGATAGCAGTCCTTCCGAAGGCGATGGGCCAGGATTAAATCAGTGATGTTCAGCTGAAAGTCCTGGTATGCCATGGCTTCGTACAGACGAGAGCAAAGGGTATCCCAGCAGCTCTGCATTACGCGGGGCTGCTTTTCTTTGAGACCAAAAAGCGGAACCCACTGAGGGTGCAGCGGGCGAACGGGACGTTTCTTTTGTGGTACCAGGACGGAGTCCTCTGGTCCCCAATCGAAGGTGGAAAGCTCTTCAGGCTTAAGGCCATAGGTGGCAATCATGCCATAGAGCCAAGCAATGTCTTTAGTTTTACGGTTGAGGACCAGGCGGAAATACTCATCTACAATCCGCTGATCCAGAGGCGGCTGGTGAGTCATAACTGAGATGAGCTGGATACCGGCACCATATACAGCGGTGGCACCAGCTGGCAACGGGTAAAGGATTCCTTAATAAGTCTCGTGAGACTTAATATAAGTATACATGATTGTTAAGGTTTGTAAGGTTTTCCATCCTTATCAAACATCGTAAAGCCTTGCATCAAGACAAAGTCTGTAGGGATATTAAACAGTTTTTGCATCATCGGCATCATCATTGGTCCTTGACAGTTGTAAGGAGGAACATCCATTTGAGACAAAGCAAAACGATTGACAAGAGAAGCTTTTAATGAAACTTGTTCACTCTCCGTTTCATCAACTAACTTTTGTTCCCAATCAGCCATGCTCCCTTCTTGCACGGGAAAATCAGAAGGTTCAGGCGGAAATGTTTTGTCGGCAAATTTAAGAGCGTAAATATGTTTGCAGTAACGCATCTCATCAAGTAACGGTTCCCAGTTGTCCGTTAATGATGTGATAACTCCTTGAGAGGAGCTGTAATCCTCGTAGGAAACCATGCCTTCAGCCGCAGATCCAGGAATAGCAGGATCTCCTTTGCTCCTGAGGTAAGTGGCTCCAAAATCTCTAAAGACTCCAGGATCATCGCGTCCTGCATTGGGATCAACAATGGTTTTTGCCACTGTAGGAGGTAATTCAAAGCCCTCTGGGGCATAGACTTCTATTTTTCGATTAACAGCTGCACTTGTCATGGCGCTGTTATCCAAGATCCCATTGAGTTTTGTTACTTCTGATCGTCCAGGTTTTATGGAAGCCGCGCTGCTTCTGGGATAACGTTTTCTTGTGGGTTTGGAAATATCACGCATAAATGCATAGTCACGATGCGTGAAATCTTGACATGAACAACAGAAGCGAGCGCCGGTAATTAAGTAACGTCCAACGGCAAAAGATTGGGGAGACGGTGTGAAATACTCTTTATCTGGAGTTGTTTGAACTGAGCCTGCTTTGCGAACAGTCAAAACTCCAGTAAATGGGTTTGTATCGACCAAGACGGCTTGGATATAGCCGTATCTTTTTTGAGTTGTAGGATCAATTGAATCACGGTCAATAATGGCACCACCTGGAGTAATAATGCGGTCTTCCAGGGTTTCGCTGTTAAGTGGCTTAAGACCGCCTGGGATGCCTGGAACAGCAACATAAAAAGGCGGTGGAAGTGGATTGCTTGCGCTCCAGTTCCCCGCTAGTTTGACGTACCAATTTGTGGCGTCTTCTGTAATGGATTCGATGTAAAGCTTTTTGCCAGAACTTGGATCTGTTAAATTATCGCTACGCATGGACCCGGCGTAACGCCAGCCAGCCCAGTGCATTCCCATTTCTTTGTTTGTGGTTGGAAACCCAACAAACGTTCCAGAAATAATGGGTGAAGGGTTTGCAACGGAACTGGGAGTACCAGAAGGTACCGGGATTTGATACTGAAATGGATAAGTGTAGTTATTGTCGTAAAACGTCGCGCAGGCTATTTCAAAGCCACGCCTCCAGCGAGACCAAGCCGACTCACGGTTTGCACTATAAACAGAATCTGGAACTGAACCTTTGGAGAATTCAGTCGTAATTGGCTTGACGCCCGCCGGTTCGATGAAAGGTGTTTGACTGAAATTACCAAAGGAGTTACTGCTCCTTTTGGCCATGATCAGAAGAACCCGCCTTGAGCAATGATGTGAGCACCTGCGGTGTAACCAGAGGAGTTCACGCCGTCTGCGTAGACACCCACATAAATACGGTCACCACGCTCAAGGTAAATACCACGGTTGCGAAGAGGAGTACCGTTACCAAGACCAGTGGTGTTGCCAGCAGACACAGTAGGAGCTGCCAATTCAGGCATTACGTCGGAACAATCAACACGCTGGGTGTTGGCAGGGACTTGTTTGGCAAACAGAACCCGGTAGTCGCCCGATGCGGGAATGGGTTGGGTAGTGCCACGGGTGTGGTAAAACACAAAAGTAACTTCCGGCTGGTAGCCGTAGTTCACACCGTTGTAAGCAAAGCCGCTGGAGGTACCGCCAGAATATAAAAGCTTGGTATTAACACCGGTCAGCGTGGTTGTACCAGTGTAGGTGTAGTAACCAAAACCACTAGCCGCCGGGGTTGTAACAACGCCAGTATCAAAGACCAACACAACCTGACCACTGGTCAGTGAAATAACAGTACCAGAAGTACCGCTGGAAATAACATAGTCCGCATCACGATAGTAATCGTTGCGAACAATAGAGATGGAATCAATAACGCCGCCATTATTGTTGTCTTCTTCCAGGGCAGCATCCATGTCCACCAGGACGGAAGGAGCCTGGCCACCCTGCACAAACAGAGTGGTGGGCGTACCAACCGTCTGAGTCGTCACTCGGACCGTATCCACCAGGGGACGGTCAACTAACAGTGGCTGCTTATTAGTGGCTGTAGATGACACTTTACTGCTTCCTATTTAATAGTCATTATAAGCTATTGTCCCATGGCTCCAAAGAGCTGCATAAAGTTCGTAAGCTTGTTCATGGGACTAGAGGCGGCTGGTTTAACCAGTGGTGCAAACAACTGCTGAGCAATCATTAGCAACGCTGGATCTTGACCTGCAAGCTCTTGTTTCTTTTGTGGTTGTTTGGCTGCAACATCTGCCGGCGGTGCGCCAAAACCAGAAGGGAGATCACCCAAAACACGTTGGGCGTTGGCGTACAGATCACCACCTTTTTTGAAACGTGGCAAAGCACCTGCTACAGAAGTACCAAAAGAATCTTTGGCTGTCAAAGAAACATTCGGGTTACCACCTAAGACGGTTGCATAAGCACGATCAATTCCCATCTGACCGGGCTTGAAACCTCGATCAAGCAAAAATTGAACGGCTTTAGGTACTTGCTCGGCACGGGTGTATTGACCCATGCGAGAAGAATCCAGGTACTTCTTTTGTTCAGAAGGACCAAATTGAATCATGCCGTAGTAATTACCGCCGGCACCACCACGGATGTTTGGATCCATATTTGGACCTGATTCCAGGGAGAGAAATCCACCAAATTCATAAGGATCCAGCTTTAGCTTGCGGGCGGCATCAAAGATTGCCATCCGATCAGCTGAAGAAAGAGTACCAACTCGCGGTGTAGCCATGGCGTTTACTTCGTTATTCTCCTACCCAATTCGACTCTGCACGGAGACCAGGAGTAAAGACAGTTTGTAATGCAACAACCAAACTGAGTTTAGTGGTCAGGCGTTTGACGAAATTAGGACAAAGAATCATGGTTCTAAAGCAACAACACTGGCCTCCGTGAATCAGAAGATTCGTATCCAGTTGGTTGGACTTACATGCTGAGCAATGCCAATGTACTTCAATCAGCTAGAGAATCGGGCTTTCTTGAATGCTTCTGCAAGCTGCTGGGCTTTTGCAGAACGGAAATCACCTTCCTCTACTGCGGTACCAATCGGCGTCACTGAGCCGGTGTAAGAAAGATTGCCGACTAATGGCGACGCGGTGCCAAGGGGAGAACCTTGGAAGTTGGGACCGGGGGCAATGGCTTGACGGAAACGATCAAAGGCGGCGTACTGTTGAGTTGGGAAGCCTCCACCAGTAATTGGGGTTACGTCGCCCAGGGATACAGGACGGACACCTTCGTAAGTAACAGAGCGCTGCTCAGGAGGAATTGGAGTTGGGCTGAATGGCTTAGTGCTGTCAAAAGGAAGATCCAATACTGGACCCATTTGTCCAGCGTTAATTTCGTTCTGGATTACTTCGTAACCAGACTGACCAGGCTTTACTTTCGCAGCAAGTTTTGGATTGGAGCGTGCCCAGATTGCCATCCCGATATCCCGAGCGGCATTCATTTCCTCTTGCGTCTTGGCCTTCTTACTTGCTTCTTCGTAACGTTTCAGTTCTGGATCTTGAGCAGTCAGCTGAGCAACCCGAGACTTTTCAGCGGCAAGTGCACGTTCTTCAGGGGCACCACCAAGTGGTTTTTGGATGGGGCTCTGTTGTGCACCAGGAACGTACCGGCCATACATCCCAGTTTCTTGGGCTGTTTGTTGTGGCTTCAACGTAGAAGGGGGAGCGGCATAAGGAATTCGTCCTTGGCTCAGAACTCTTCCCATATAAGCTAATTCATTCCCAAGAATCCCACCAAAGGGATTACCAAAAGGACGCGGGAAAATGTCAGCCATAATTACCTCCAAACCTGATGTAGATAAAGACGAGAACCAACAGCGGTGTCGGCGGGACCAGGCAATGCCTGGATGAATTCAGCACCAGAGCGTTCGTAACGGTACCTGGCCTGGAACGGATCCTTGTAGTTTGGAACGTAAAGGATGCCGGCTAAACGGTTGGTTTCGTAGAGGTAAACCTCGTCCCAAACCTTTAACGCTTCTTTAGCGTTACTGGAGCGGATCGTACGATCCACGTCGCCAGCGATGCTTTCTAACCGAGTGGAAGGAGAAGTCGCAACTTCTGTCTTTTTCTCGGCGGTATCACAACGGCCAATTTGAATAGCAATCTTGTCGTAGAAGTACGAATCTGGGACCGTATTCATTGCTTCCTCAAGACGACTGTAGTCGCCCGCTGGCACGGAAACCGTGAAGTAGCCCAGGTGATACCGGACCCTACTTTTATCAAAGTCGGATAACTGCACCGCTTATTTCCGTATGTTTTTCATTATAAAGGAACTGAATTATCAGCCTTGCTGCTGCTGTCTTGGCGCATCTACCAGAGGGTTATACATTGCTTCCGTAGGGAACATATTCAGTAACTGAGCAAATTGAGAAAGTCGAGAAGACTTGGGTTGGAACATTTGCTGTGCAAACTGATCAATAGCCTGTCTCTCTAAATAACTATTCAACAAATCATCAAACGAAGTTGAGCTTGTCTGACTTTCTTCCGTTGTGGTTGCCTCTTCTTTTTCCGGGTATTTTCCACGGGTTGTTGAAGACCCTGGAAGCTCGCTCAAATGGAACGTCTGGAGTTCGTAAGGACCGGTGCGAAGGCTGGAAACATTGCCTGCACCACCGCGATTGGAATAAGTCGCAACGGAACCAGGGCCAAGGAAACGCAGTTGAGTTCCTTCTGGAAGACCATAGTCTTCGCCACCGTGCATACGCTGGTCACCATGAACCGGATGTGTCCTCATTCCCATGGGACTGGTGAGGGCTGCATTTGGGTTTAATGCAAAGCCATCCCCTTGCCTGGAGTAAAGGTTTTCCCAAATAGTAGCGCCAGGCTTCTTGAACTGGAGATACTGACCAATATCACTACGTGCCTGAGAAAGCGCAAAACGCTTCCCGTCCTTCATGACTTCCCAGTGAGCGTGTGGACCAGTGGATGTTCCTGTGGTTCCGACTTTGCCTAGGTATAGAGCTGGACCCGTAGCCATATCTTTTTCTTTTTATTTTAAGACTGAAAAACCCCCGGTTTCCCAGGGGCTTGAGGAGGAGATGAGTGTATCAGACGCGAATAAGATCAGCGGCAAGAACAGCATCCCAATCAACACGCTTAATTTGCCTTAACTGTTCGAGATTGTTGAACCTTTCACCCGATAAGGACATCTGAAGATCTTTAATCTCACGGGCTGTTTTCAATCCGATACCCTTAATATGATCAGCGATCATTTGGGCGGTAGCGCCATTGATATTTAAACGGTTGTCCGGGGGGAAAGTACGAGGCTCTTCCTTTGCTGCTTTATCTTTTACCTGAAGGGTCTGAACCTTTTTGGTTGCCGCTTCGTCGGGCTCGATCTCGTTTTTATAAACGGTGAAAAGGCGACCGTCCTGATCTTCGACCATGAACCAATCGCCGTTATCCCATTCACTTACAACTTTGACACGAGCCCCAGTTTTTTTATGCTGAAAAAGCATCGCTGGAAGAGTTGTCATAGGACCAGTTATTTACTGGTCCTAGTTTAACTCAATCAGCTGACGGTGCGACCAAGCAGGTAGCCGTCGATATCCTCGTAGCCAGGTGCTTCATCAGGTTGGATGTAGCACACTTCAACTACGAAGTAACCAGTGCGGCCAGCGTTGGAGTCATCGTTGGAGATGTACCAGCCACCGGAAGTGGAGGTAGCGGTCTGCGAACCACGGGCCTGCACGGTGTAGGTAGTGGCAGCAGTCACCACTTTGTACACCTTATCCACACCAACACCTGCGGCGCCGGTAGCGGTGAGAAGAGCGTTGGCGCTGTAAGCAGCAGAACCACCAGCAAAGAAGATTTCGCCGCCTTGTGCACCAGCAGTGGTGGAGGTCAGGTTGGCTTGGGCCACAGCCTCACCAGCGGTACCGGTGGAGGTCAGGCCAGGACCGAAGGTGATCACGTTGCCGGTAGCAGCGTAGATACCGGAAGCAACACGACCGTCACCCCAACCAGAGGCCACGGAAACAGCGGCGCGATACACATAAGCAGGCAGGGTGCTGTTACCAGAGATCACCATGCCGGTGATGTCGGTACGGGTATCGTCATTCCGATAAGGGGAAGGAACGATCACGCTGCCGGAAGCAACTGCACCTGCACCAGAGGTGGTAGTCACAGGGACATAACCACGCTGCTGGAAGTAGCGATAACCAGGGACGGCCAGCACCGAAGTGGGGCCACCCTTGGAACCATCATTGGTACCATTACCATCGTTATCGATGTTCTTGTACCAACCGTTCAGAGGCTCTGCCCAGTTACCTGGATAGATTTTTTTAGCGGACAAATAGGTCATTTATCTTTTCCTATGTTGTGGATTTATGGTTGATTATCAGACGGTGCCGTCGTCCTGGACGAAGCTGAAGGCGGTGGTCACGAAGTCCTTGTTCAGGATCTCGAAACCAGCGTACAGTTGCCAGATCAGGATGATGAAGCGGCTGAAGTCATCGTTGTTGTTGATGAGCACCTGCGCGTTAGGACCGCCGATACCCACGCCAACGGACTGAGGACCGAAGAAGTAACCCTGAGCCACTTCCTTGGAAGCGTAGGTGGAACCACCGTCGAAGGAGGCGGTCACGTTCTTGACCGGGAAGTTGGTCGACTCGAAGAACTTCACGCCTTCAAACTGGACGCCAGTAGGCATCACGGGCTCACCAGCCAGGAAGTAACCCTGACCAGCTTGGGGACCCATGTAGAAGCTGGCGTTGTTAGGCATCATGGGGTTGCCCATGTACATGCCTTGGCCAGGGTTGCCGCTGTAGCGAGCGATCTCACGGAAGTCAGGATCACGACGCAGGTGCATCATGAAAGTAGGATCGCAGATGCAGCGATACAGACCATCAGCGAAGGTCGGCACGTTGCGCTTACGCAGATCCTTAACAACGGTCAGCAGGTCGGTACGAACCTGGAACTGCTGAACTTCGTTGCCGTACTCAGTGGTGGTGTAGGACACGCGACCAGAGGAATCCTTGGTCTTGCCACCAGCGAAGTAGTAGCCGCCTTGGGTAGTGCCAGCAGCACCATTAGCTTCTGCTTTGGCAAGTTCGTCAATGAAGACGCGGTCACGCCAACGGCGATAGTCGTCGAGCAGGGTCAGGCTGCCGATCGACTGGTGGAACATGTTCAGGTTACCGGTGTCCAGCAGCAGGCGCTGGGCGGTAATCAGAGTTTCACGAGCGATCTTAAAGGTCGAAGGCTGGGTGGGGTCGCCCGGATCCGCAGGACCGGTGTACTCCTTAAGCACCACCAGGACTTTCTCCTTGGTGATGTTACGGCTGTTGGCCGTACCGATGGTCTGGTCGGACACGCGCTCACGGCTGTCCTTAGTACCAGGGGTACCCCAGAACTTATAGCGGTCTAACTGAACGGTTTGACCAGGCTGACGGGTGAAGTCGTGGACCACCACAGGCTCCACTGCCATTTCAGCAATGTAAGCAGGGTGAGGACGGTAAAGTTCCGCACCCAGAATCTTTGGAAAGTCGTTCTCCTGGTCTCTAGTTTCTTAGAGGGGTGGACTATCTCTTCATCCCTGTGGGATGCCGGACGCTAAATCTGGTATTACGTAACAAGATCGTGTTACACCCAGTAGTCTCTGCACCTTCCAATCACGACTTGATTGGCTTGGCTCAGGATTACCCTCGTCTTTACGTTAGGGCTTCCCTGAATTCATCCGGTTTGCACCCATCGATTGCTCGGTGGGGTGACAACGTTGAGCGTTCAGTTGAGGTATGTTACGCTTTGGAAAGCTGTTCATGAACAACATGGATCCAAAACTTGTCCCTGGATTTGGTAATCTTTACTTAACAGAAGAAGGAAAAGCTTTTGAAAAACAACTTGATCCCGATAACCAAGAATATTTTCAAGAGATCCCAATTCGTTCGACCAGTGTTTATGACCGTGTTTCAGTTCTTGTCGATGGGAAGAGAAAGCGTTTTCATCTTCATGTCTTGATGGCTGTTGCTTTTTTGGGATTAGATCTGCGTTCTCACGGAACCAGTAACTTTTCCCTGCAAGTTGATCACAAAGATAACGACAAGAGGAATAATCGACTTGACAATCTTGAGATCGTTACCAAACAAGAGAATTTAACAAGAGCCTGGAAGAGCGGTTGTTATAAAAACAATGGCTTTGCCAGTAAAGGAGCACCGAAGAAATCTTTGAGAAAATTTTCTTCGGAGGATGTGGCTCAGATCAAAGCTTTAAAAGAAGCAGGACTTTCTTATCGAAAGATTGCGGAAAAGTTTGACTGCAACCACGGAGCTATTTACCAAATCTTGAAAGGTTATACCTACCAGGATCTGAACTAGCTATCAATAAACACCTTGGTTTATCCTCCAGTGTCGATGTTTTTATCGGGTGAAAGATAAAGACATTTACGTCTTATCTAACACAAATTTTAGCAGGTAGTGAACTTAAAAGTTACACGTACTGCATAGTTGGGGCCTTGTAACGAGCACCCAAAGAGTTGCTGGAACCATAGGATTCGGGATCAATAAGATCCGTACCTAAGTCAATCGGTTGAGGCGCAAATCCTGGAACGCCAAGTGCACCTGGAATTTGGGCAGCCGCAGCACCACCAATACCAGCAGCTAAAGCAGAAGCTGGTACTAAGCCAGCAGCAATGCCTTTGCCAATATTACGTTGGACGCCTTGGGTTGGGAAAGGAATCGCCGCAGAAATACCAGCGTTGGGATCACCAAAAAGGCGAGTATCAACTGCAGAAGTAACATCAGCTGCGACATTAGCAGCTGCACGACGTAAACCTTTTTCAGGTAAATCGCGGGCAACGTCACCAATCTTGTTGCCAAGACCGGTTACGCTTTTTTGTGCTGCTGCAATCAACGCAGGGTTGTACTTACCAGCAAGTGCGCGAGCACCAAGAAGACCTGCTGCACCACCGAGGGCGGCACCGCCACCCATCAGTGCAGCTTCTCCTGGCGTAGCTCCTTGTTGAGCACCATAAGCCGCCAGTCCTAAACCAGCAGCAATTGGCACACCATATTTAAGAGCGCCACGCATGGCATCACTCCATCACAAATAGTTTGTTAGCAACAACCTGAGGCTGAGCCTGGTTCAGAATCCGCCATGCTTGCGAAGGATCGTAATCCATCTGTTGTTTGAAGGTACCCCAGAAGTTCTCGGGCTGCTGAGGGGCAGCAGCGGAAGGAGGAGCCGGCATGTAGTTGGCGTTCGGATCCACTTGCTGGGTCGGGTAACCAGGGGTCACCAGTTCCTGCTCGTTTTCGTACACAGGGTACGGACCTTCGGGGCCAAAGAACTGCAGCGTGTAATCGCTCAGGATGTCAGGATTGGTCAGGATCTCGTTGTAAGCCTGGTTCTCCTGACGCTCGTTCACAGCGAACTCAGCGTACTGTTCGATCAGACCCTTGGCTTCAGTGCCCCAGGTGACAGCGCTATCCAGCATGTTCTCCAGTTGGAGAGCATAGTTATTTAGGATTGCGGGTGCTTCCAGACCGTACGCGCTTACCACGTACTGGCTTTCCGGGCTCCACCCCAGGAGTTCCGACACCTGCTCCAAGGATAGATTGGAGGAGGTTGGGGAAGAGTTGGGCGAGAATGTCTGGTTGGCTTGCCAGGTCTGCGGAGCCGATTGTTGCGTAGGTTGGCCGCTGGCCAGACCGTAGTTGGCTGGACTGTACTGAGTCGTCGGAGATTGTTGACCCTGGAACGGGGATTGAACTGGACTGCTCAGCAGGTTCACCACCTTGTTGAACGCCGATTCCCATGGGCTGCTCGGAGCCTCCGACTGGGATTGGGGGGCGTACTGAGTAGGGGCGGATTGGTAGCTGGGGGCCGCCTGCGGAACGGCTTGGGGGTAACTCGTACCCACTTGATACGCCACTGGAGCTGCCTGTGGGGCCGGAGCTGCTTGGTAGCTGCTGGGTGCCGGTGCCACGTAGCTGCTGGGAGCCACCGCTGCCGGAACTTGGCTCGTCTGTGGGATCGATTGGACGGTAGCGTCCTGCATAACTCATCTCCTTTTGTAGAGCTTCTAAGGTGCGATACAGATATGGAGTTAAATCCAATCTTGGATCCGCAGCCATCGGTAGATCCGGTGCCTGCGGGTGGGGAGTTTGCATCATTCCCCCCACAAGGCGAGCGAACTGAGAGTATGCACCCTGTAATTCGTTCACCATCCTGAACGGGAACCCCGAGAGCATCGAGGCCCGTTCCTCATCCGTCTTAGACGGGAAGAGGTATTTCAGTGCTTCAATGCTATCAACACCTAACTCTTGCAAATTTCTTACAACAATTGAGTTGTTGAGCACGTCTTGGGTTGAGTCCTCATAAACAGGACCTAACCAACGCCACTGAACGGTGACATCACCATCAGGAATGAGACCAGTAACCCCAGGTGGAATCATCTGGGTCTCAATTAAAGCCATCATAAGCTTTTTGAGCTGGTCGTTATAAGCCTGAAGAGCATCCTGATAACCTTGCTCAGCATCCGGTGGTGCACCAGGAGGCAGAGGCACTGGCTTCTCAATTCCAGCTGCAGCTGCAAGTGTGGAACGGAAGAGTTGTTCTTCCTGATAAATAATTAACTCAAGGCACCTACAGATGCCGTGGGTATAAATGGCATTTGCTTTTTTCTTAGATGTCGCAGCGACGCGCCCAAATAGGGATTTGTATTCAGTTGCAGTAACACCAGCAGAAATCGACAGCTCATCCACACCGCCAAGAGCAGTACGAATTTCCTCGCGGTACTGCCGGGCAAAAGCATTCTGGTCACCAGTAATTGCATCAGGAACGATGTAACCAACACGGTCGTTTGGCTCCAGGTTTGCGATAACGCGTGGAACACGAAGTTGACCGTCAACACCACGGCTAACAGGATCGGCCTTAAACATCGACCGACTCATCGGTGATGGGCTGGCAAAACCAGAGTTTGCTGCAATTGATGGACGCTGGACCATGCCATCGCCACCGGACTCAATCAGATCGGTCTTGGGCCTGGAGGAAAGCAGCGTTGGGTTACCGAAGAATGTGATGTTCTTGCGAATAGTTCGCATTAAGTCGTCATGGGTGACAATGTGATTCGCCATGGAATCAAACTCACCAACACCCTCGGACGAGAAACCTTGTGGATTATTGAGAATCTCAACACAAGGAATGAAGCCCAGAGAATTCTTGAGTTGTTTGGTATTACCAGTGATGGAATACGTCGGCATGTCGAACGTCAGTTCGGATTCTGAATGGGTTTCTTCGATTTCGTTTGCTTTGATCGATAGACGGATATAACGCTTTGCCCCAGGGTTGTAAGTACTTTGGTTGCCGGTCAGGTTAGTAGTATTAATTTGATCGCCAAAACCGTTTCCACGCTTGACCTTATAACTGTAGATAATCACCACTTCATCCAGTTCTCCATCAACGTTGTAGTACGCACGGTACTCATGTTGACGGAAGTAATAGAGGCGATAGTTTGCTTTGGTTGGGCGGATGTAGAAAAGGCCCTGGCCATCACAAAGGAAATACTCCCAGATGGAATCCAGGCGCGTATCCATCCGGTTGTACTTCAACACCCGGTCGATAAAATCTTTGCGCTGTGCACCGAAGTTATCTTGACCGGGGAAAAACTCAACGCCCTGACGAATACCAAAAAGTTTCATCTGGGCGATGTGAGCCGCCACAATGCCAGTATCAACAACAATATTGCTATCTTTATCAAGATAAGCGTTGATGATTTCTTGAAGCCTGGCTTTGGCGTCGGCCATTAACTATTTCCTCTTTTTCTTTAATGGTAGCAGTTTTCAGGAAACAAACTTGTTCTGGAAACCCACTGGCATTTGACCAAACTGAGGCCCCATAAACATTTGAGCGTTATCGACAAATGCGCCTGCATTACCCATTGGCTGCATGCCACCCATGGACATAGGTAATTGAACGCCTGGAAGAAGATTACGAAGACGTAACTCTTCGTTTAACTGCTGATTCTGTTGGGTACCGCCCTCATAAAGACGCTTAAGTTGTTCGCCAGAACGGCCACCCAAGGCTCCTTGGCGACGATTAATATCAAAACTTGGATTACCAGCCAAAAAAGTTTGGCCAGGTGCACCCGGTACGTTTTGTTCTCCGTAATAACGAACTGTCATCTTTGGCTTACTGCAATCTTTCTATTTTACTGCGCTATCCTTTAACGCTTTTGTTTTGGTGCCGTTGAGAATTTGCCTGGAGGCCTACGGGCCGCCATGTACTCATATGCTTTCAGAGGGGAAGGCACACGGGGAGATGTTACGCCGCCCATTGTCTCAAAGGGCTTCGTTGACATTTCTTGCTCTGGCTCTACTGGCATCATAATCATGATCGGTGCCGAATCAAAACCAGTACCAAAATAACGTCCCGCTAGTTCCATGCCCTCTTCCTTGATCTTTTTATTTTAGTCTTCTATAACTTCGTAGCCAGACGGATCGTTTACTTTGGAAAGGATGATGCCTTCACCACGTACGTCCCAGTTAAGTAGATCGCCTTCTAACCAGCCAAGGTCTTCGATTACTTCGTCTGGTAAGACGATGAACTGATCTCCGTTCTCGTCTTCTTGTACTTCAACGACGTAGGTCATTTGGACAAAATCTTTTCCATTAGCTTATCAAGCTTATTATTTATTTCGCGAAAATTATTGTGCATTTCTTGGATCTCCCTTAGGAAGTCAACCTTAAGTACATACTCCATTGGCATGCGATTAATTTGATCTTCCAAAAGGTCAATCCTCCGTTTTTGGGATCCGGTGTAATCAAACGCTTGTTGGATGCGTTCGCGTTGACGGTCAAGTAATCGGTTAGCAGCCCAACCCCCGCCAGTAATTGCGGAAATAATGGCTGTTAAGCCAATGGCTATGTATTCCGGACCCACGAATCTGAATTACTTTTCTTCTAATTCTAAAATCAGTAATCAATTTGGAGCTGACCTTTTCTTGCCAGACCGGTCACCAACCAAACCAAAGCGTCTACGCAGTCATCGTGACTACTGACACCAAAGTTAGTTAATTCCTCAAACATAGCCGTGAAGTTACGGAACCGATTAAAGATAATCTTGCGATCCTCGAACATGCCCATAATTCCACGGAAGCGTGCCAACTTGTCAGAACGGAAACCTTTGACGGGATGCCAAATCAGGTTGTAAAGGCTTTCGTTATTCAAACAAACACGCTTGAAGTCAGCTTCCAATGATGCCTGGTACTGAACCGCCTCACTCCAGATGTCACACGTTGAGTAAGTTGGGAAGTAATTACCGTTGTCATCCTTGCCAAGGATTGACCAATCATTCAGAAGTTCCTTGAGGGCGTCCAGTTTTTCCAGGTTGCCCATGACGCGCAGACGGCGGTAATCAATGATGTGCACTTGATCTCCGATTCTTCCCCCCAGAACCATCACCGTGTAGTCATTCTTCTCCTTCGTGCCCGCCGACAGGTCCACACCCACACCAAGCGCATCAAATTCCGTAGCGATCTCCGCCTTAACAATTAGCTCTGGCGCCAGGGACAGCTCGTTCTGTCTGACGATCTGATTCATGTACTGGAACGAGAAGGCAATCGGCGCCTGCCGTTTCTTTTCCCGCAGGTAGTCCAGAGACCACATCTCCGGCCAATACGACTTTTCCTCTCCGGTTTTGGGATCGTTCAGGATGGCGGAGAGAACAATCTGCATCCAGTTGTTCTGTGGGTTGAAAGTCGTGGAATGAATGTCGTCATGACGGAAACGGGTCCCAAGGCAAATGGCACGACCACCTTCAAACATGGTGGGTGCAATCACAGCATTCCAGTTGTCCTGCATCTGTTTACGAATGTCAGGGTTGGAGATGTCCGCTGCGGATTTGATGGCGTCATCAATGATGACCAGGTGAGAACGCTTGGAGGTCACCGAACCTTTAAGACCAGCGGCGCAGAGTGTGAATTGTTCTTCACCGGTGGTGTCGATGCCAGCAAACTTGTGATCAATCGACCAGTACTCATTACTCGTGACGTTTTTCAGAAGACGTACGGTAGGAAAGACTTCTTGGTATCGCTTGCTTTCAATGATTCGTTTGATGGTTGCAGACTTAGAACGTGCAATATCAACCGTGTACGACAAGTAAAGAATCTGCAGTGGCTTCTTGGCCATGGTGTGTACACCAATAGCCCACGCCGTAAACAGGCCAAGGATCGTGCTTTTAGCCGAACCCCGTGGTGCAAGTAGATCGATGTTGGGTCCAGCAATCTTAAGGAGGCAATTACTATCCTCTTTTGTTACAAAGTGCCGGTGCCATTCTTTGTGATGCTCGGCCGGTGGTTTATCTGCTACATAATCACAAAAGAAACCAAAGTCATCCCTGGCTTGTTGAAGAGTCTCCAGGTTCTTTGGTGGACGAATCTGTTGCCTGCGTGCAGCCGCTCGCGCATTACGTCGGTAGGCAAGATGCTGATATGCAGGCACAATGTTTAGTATTCACTATTAATGAATACTAACCTACTTCTTTTTCTTTTGTTCTTGATATTTACGCGCCTTGTCGAGAGCCGCTTTGCGCTTGTCTTTGTCCGACATTTCGCTGCCGTCCTTGTTCTTGTTCTCCTTTCCCTTGAAGTGGGCGAGGAGTTGAGGTGGCATCTTGTTTTTGGACATCAGGGCGATTATTGCGGAGGGCGTTTAGAACTTCTGCTCCTTGCTGCGACTCTCCACCGATTGGTGCGCCTTGTAATTGACGAGAACCAGAAAAACGATTCTTTTGCAGCTGCTGAACAATATTGATCATGCCGCCGGCAAGTCGTGCATCTGGCGCTGATTGTGCTTGAGGTGAAGGGTTCATTACTTAATTTAATTCAACTTAACTTTCTTCAAATTGCATTTTAGCCCACACACTCATTGATGCCTCCTCCAATGGAAGCTCAATGGGGTCATCTTTAAAGATGGCCATCAACTCACGAATGGCGCGGTCTGCACCAGCCATCAGTAAGCCCTTGCGATCACGACTGCCAGTAGCAGCTTCGACCTGGGCAATCGTCCCACGTAGTTCCTTCTGCATGCCAGCGATTCGTGCGACACCAGCATCCCGTTTCACAATGCCGTTATCTACGTCATCCCGTAACTTCCGAATATCCTCCTGCATCTCCTCAATTTCATAGAGGAGTTTTTTGCGGTGATCAGGCTTTGGATAGTGAGACTTTACCCACTGCTCACACGGAATAATGCTGCCTCTGTAACCAAGAAACCTGGCGTAGAGGTAGGACTCAATAACCGAAAAATTATCGGCAGCAAATTGCGTGAACGACTCTTGCTCAGCGGATGTTAAGTTATCGACCCATTGGTCGAATAACTCAATATCGATAAGCTCGTTGGGCCTGGTTGTAGTCGCGGGCCTCGTCGCCTTCTTTAAAGCGTTGCGCTTGTTCAGCAGAGGTTCTTTGTTCTGTGGCACCTTTACCAATCGTCTCACGTTCTTGTAAACCGGCTTCTTCCATTTTTTGCTTGGAGAAACCGTAAGCAACCTCGGCTGCCTGTTTGTACTTATCTAGGTCAAACCAGTCATCGACATCTGTTTGACCAGCTGGTACGCTGGGGAGACTTGAAGTCATTGTTCAGTATACCTAAATCAGAAGTTGCTCATCACGTTGGCAATACCAGCGGCGAATTGATCGCGGCGGTTTTCCAGGGACTCTTGACGCTTTTGACGACCCTTGGAAGCCTCAAGTTTATCAAGCAGTTGCTGGAACTTACTGATATCAAAATAATCAGTAGGAGAACTCGAAGTAGTCATGGTTTTCCGCTATTAATGTCCTTATTCTAAGAGTATTAACCGAAGGCAGCGTTAATCAGGTTATACATGTTGCCCGCAAGCTGCATGCCACCGATTTGCTTATCAGCTTCGCCACGGACGCGAATGCCTTCCACATCGTACTTACCAGTGATGTCAGCCACGTCACGTTGAGCTTGTGCTTCAATGCCAGCGACTTTCTCAAGACCAGCATTGATGATGGGCTGGAGATCAAGGCGACCTTTAACTTCAATATTGGCTACTGCCTGACGCCATTCTGATTCCTTGTCGGCAGCGTACTTAGTGCCTTCCAGGGCGCGACCAGAGCTGATATCAATACCACGAACTTCGGCATCCGCAATGTATTTATCAGCATCTGCGTAGATGTTGGCTACATCTATTTCATGCCCTGCGACGACATCAAAAATGCCGCCGCCAGATTGGTCGTTTGCGTTACCGCCACCGCTTTTATCAAGATCACCAGGAACAATAGGTTTTTTGCTGTTTATGTACTTCTTGGCATTAGGACCAAGCTTGACACCTTTTTCTTTCTTTGCGTACTTAGTAACGCTTTTAAGGGGTTTATTGGGAAACTGTGTTTCAAATGTTTTAACTTCTTTCCCACCAATTCTTGAGCCAAAGCTCTTTAAAAGCTGTTGAGCGCTTTGTTTGGGATCTTGTTTTTTCTTTTTATTAGCCATGATTTAACGACTCCACATGTAATCATTAGTATAAGTTCCCTCTTCCGTACGCCTTGGTGTACCAAAGATAGGGGCAAGAGCTTGCTGATAAGGTGTCAAGATTTTGCCTTGAGCCATTAAGTTTTGTTTAATGAAATCACCAAACTGAGCGGAGCCCCTTACGCCAGCACGTTGAGCCTCATTAGCCATGCTACGGAATTGATCATCCGTAAAACTAAGGCCAGCATTTTCGTAAATACGATTAGCGGTGTCCCAACCTGTAGAAGTTAAATCGACTGGCTTGTTAAGACTTTTCTTTAGTTTTTTTGCGTAGAGTTTTTCAGTTGGATAAAGCTCAGCAAGACCACGGAACATGTCTTCCGCAGCGCCACGGTCTCCATACCGAACAAGGTTTTGGAACTCTTGCCTATCTAACTTCTTTTGCCACTTTGGAGGTTTGACTTCCGCCAAACCAATGTCCATGTAACGTTGCATCAGTTCCGAAGGAAGGAACTGAGTACCACCACTGCCCCCGCCACCAAAAAGACTAGAGGCACCCCCAAGTACAGCGCCAATACCAGCACCAATTGGACCAAAGGCAGATCCGGCGCCTGCGCCCGATATTACGCCTCCACCAAAACTGCCAAAATTAAAAGCCATTTCTACCGGCGGCTACTTCTTCTGTTATTTTAACCCGTCTGGATTTAAGCCAGGAGAGCAGATGTTGGGCTCCAATTGCTTAACATCATGTCACGAACCTGACCACGACGATACTCAGGATTCATCTTGACACGAGAAGCGTAAATAGGAGCCATCATCTCGTCATAAATAGATTGACGACGATTGGCTGCAGTAACGCCCTGGTTGACATCAAACATACCAATGGAAGTGCCCATGGCGTTTTGTGCTGACTGAGCGGTATTCGCATTACCCATCAGCATGGAACCAAAGCGGCCAGCGAGGAGTGGAGCAAATTGAGCAAACCCACCAAAGCCACCGCCTCCCCCATAGCTGGGTGTAGCACCCGTAAAATTACCGACGTTTAAACCGCCAAACCCGCCAAAAGGATCTTTTCCTAAGGCACCGCCAACACCACCGAAGGCGCCTGCAGTATCAACACCAAAAGATGGGTTATCAAAAATACTCATAACTACCTCTTTTTAATTATTTTACTTAAGGTATTGAGAAATTCCTGCGTTGCCAAAGAATTGAGGTCGGCTAATGCTGGCGCGAATCGCTTCAAGTTGCTCCGGGAAGAAGGCGTATTGACGATCCTGAGCCTGTTGAATCTTATTGGGAAGATCAACGAGACCTGCAATTAAGGTAGAACGCTCACCACGCTGTTGAGCGCGATCAGCATTCCGTTGCATTAAGTCAAAGAAGTATTCAGCTTCTTCTTTGAATTTATCGCTATCTTGCTCTTCGTACTTCTGGAGAAGATTCATAGCGAAAAGGCTGCCCATGCTGGAGTTGGGATCAATGCCCATCGCCTCGATAGTTTCTTTTGTTTTATCGATTGGGCTCTTCTTCTTGGTTGTCGTTGCTTCTTCTGCAAGACCAGCATAACGACCGGCAAGTTGAGGTTCGGTCCCTAAAGCAAAACCCTGACCAACAGCCAAGCCAGACGTATTGGCATTTAGTTCCAGGGGTTTAATGCCTGGCATCGAATAATTAACCTCTGACAGGTTAAATGGGGTTTTGAAGGGGGCCATATCAATCAACCGAAGCGAATTTGAGGAGCCTGCAGCACAGAACCTGCGTAAGGAGCAGCGGTCAGTGCAGTACCAATCAGACCAGCAGTATTAGCTTGTGCGCCTTGTGCCAGAGCACCGCCGGTAGCAAGAACACCGAGCATGCCTTGGAGCTGACCCTGAGTGTTCATTAAAGCTTGCTGACGAGTCAGCTCAGAGTTCTTCATCTTTTCGATGATGGGAACATTGCGCTGAAGGTCATAATAACTTTGATCTGAATAGAACTTCGACAGATCTTTCATGGCACTGGTATAAGTGCCCATATTGGTACGGTACTGAGTGGCGCCTAGTTCACCCATCTGCTGGGCCATTGCCATTTGGGTAGAGAACTCACCCTCTTTGCCTTTGGTTGGTTTGCCGGTCACGTCTTGACGCACAGACTCCGCACCTTGGGCTGCAGCACCGGGGAGAACGGCGCCAAGGCCCATTAAACCAACGCCAACTGCAGTTCCGATAGGACCTTTACCAATTAAACGAGAGCCAAGGACCGATAAACCTGCGGGAGCAAGGGCGGCAACTGCACCTAAAGGACGACCTTCTTGCAGTTCCTGATAAGAAGCGCCAAGGGCGGGAACGGCTGCTGCAACTCCAAGTGCAGTACGACCATAACCACCAGCTTGTGGAAAGCGCTGTTTTAACTGTGCGTATTGCTGTCCAATTTGACTAGGAATGGCGCTTGCTGCTTGGCCTGCGCGGCTCATGAAGTTTTGGAGTTGTTCCTGACCTGTAGGACGAGGACCTTTAGGAACAATAGGAGTTGCTCCACGGGGCGGCAGTGTTTCAGGATCCACTTGACCAGCACGCGCAGCTGCATACGGATCCTGATAGTAAGCTCGTGGATCTAAGCCCGCCTGCATAGCGGCTAATTCTTGCGGCGTCATTTATGAATAAGTCTTTTATAAGATAAATTCTATCACTGCATCATTTCATACTGAGCAGTAGTTGGCAACTGGTTCTCTACAGGCTTTGCGGCAAGAACTGTATTGGCTAAGTTACCCAACATTGCTCCTGCTGCGGCGCCACCAGCTGCACCTGCAATCCCACGTCGGAACGCATTCTTCACTAACGGTGCTGTTCTAATAGCGGCACCAGCACCCACGATTCCACCAACAGCAGTAGTAACAGAAGGAATAGTGACTGGATAACCAAGGACACGAGCTTCTGGAACACCTTGTAAATTTTCTGGAGTTGCTTTGACAATGCCAAGGAAGCCCTTGTCTTGGTAGTAGTTCTGAAGATAGTTCCCGTAGCGTTCAGGCGTCAAGGAGGGGATGTCTTCCTTAGCGGTTTCATACTTTAAGGGGCGTCCCGTACGTCCCAAGAAGAAACGCTCAAATAACTCACTAGCTGGTTGAGAAGTCTCCCTACGATCCTCAGAACCTTCTTCTGCATAGGCCTGGGAGAAACCCTTTGGCCTAAACATTTCACCAACATTGGTAATGTCGTAAGCGCCAGCCAATGCAGTGGTTGGAACGGCAATTGTTGCGCCAATCAAGCCTGTCTTGGTTGGGCCTAATGCACGGTATGCTTCTTTACCAATGGCCGCCTCTGCCCCTGCACCCATGATCGCCAAGGGGTGGTTGTAACGCCAATAAATACCACGGGTGCCGTCGTTTGTGATGTCAGTTAACAACCTTGCGCCGAAGGCGCCCACTGCTTGAGTAGGCGTCTCCTGCATCGACACTCCTAAGGACTTAAGGTTGCGGTGGTATTCACCACGGAGCCCTGGGATGTCCTTGAGAATGCTTGGGTTGTACTCACCTTTTAAGTAAGCCTGACGACTGGCCTCTGCGCTTTTACGCGCACCCGTCGTTAATTCATTCAAGAAATTCTGAAACATATCACAGCCTCGGGTTAAGAGCGCCCTGAAGCATTGCTTGGTCTGCAGGATCTAAATACTGCATCCAATTATTGCGCGGTATTTGACTTAAAAGTTCCTCAAATGGTTGAGAACTTGGTAGACCTTTTATTTGATATTGGGTTCCAGGGGAGAGGTCAACTTCCTGTGCCGCTAAAGGCAAATCATTGACAACAGAGCGTTGTTCGACTTGCTGTGCAATTTGCTGAGGTTGACCTCCTTGAAGAACTGAAGCGCCAAGCATAGTTCCACCAATTGAACCGGCAATATTTGCGCCACCTTCGATTGCTTTGCGCAGACTTTCGTTTTTTATATTGCGAGCACCATAACGTCCCAATAGGGTTAAAGGCAGTGCACCTACAACATCACTAGCTCCATACACAAGAGCTTCTTTTGGGCCGCCAGCCAGCAAACCAAAACCTGCACTTAACGCACTGCCGGGAAGTACCGACTTAAGTACAGGTCCTAGGTTTTGACTTAACCAACGTCCCGCTAGCGCTGCCATCTACATATCCTTTTTACTCATTATAAATTGTTAGTCTTTATCGTCTTCTTTATCGTCAGAAAGAAGCTGGGCAACTGATTTTTTATCCTCCGCTTCGTTCTCAACTTTTTGCTCCATCTGCGCCATGATGTAGCCCTTGGGATCTGGGTTCTTCGCACGAGGCATTGGGTTGCTGATTCTTTTACCAGGATCCATGGTTGGGCTGAGGGAGTAGAACTCGCCCCAGGTGGTATTAAAACCTGGTTGTTCTTCTGGACGCTGGTTTGTCTTGGCTCGACCATTCATGAAGTCGTAGTCTTTGTTGCGATCAAAGCGACCGATACCAGCGAAGACTTCAGTGGGGCCTTCGCCAACTTGCTGAAGGCCTGGGTTCTGAATCAACTTCTTGGTTTGAATCCGACGAAGTAAATCGGTACTATCAAAGCGGTTGAGGTTCCAGGGTGGGGCACCACTGTTTGCTTTGACAGAGAACAGATCGTCAAAGTTAAGATTTTTCTTTTTGGCGAAAAGATCTTTACCGTAATCAAGATAACGATCTAACTCAAGCCTATGGTCTTTAGCCATTAGCTTTCCTTACTGTCTTTCTTCTTCTTTAAGCCTACCAGCGTCTTACGAAGCCGTGCTTGTTTCACGGTCTTTTCATCGTACTGATCAGGATTGGCAAGGACATTTGCCTGGAGCTGAGCAGAGGTAATCCCTTTGCGCTTGGCTTTGGCAGTGAAGGCGCCTTCCTTCATCTCCATGCCTTGAATCCACTTTTTGTCTTTCTTTTTCTTTTCAGCCATGATTAGCGATTACGACGTTTTGCTGCACGACGACCAGCCTGAGCCAGGCTTCTCTGCATCATTGATTCTACGTTAGACGAACCAGGGCGGTATTCAGAAACTTCAGGTGCATTGGGTAAATCAGGAGCATCAATAGTTAACTGGTCAGGGCGGTATTGATAATCGCCTGTTAAAACGCGACCTGCTGGACCCATGGCAGCAGCGGCAGCTCCAGTATATGGATTCTGCGTCCGAGCAAATGAGCCAATACGAATATTGGAAACAGGGGAGAAGCCTACGCGTTGACCAGTGGCTTGATTGATCGTTGGAATTTGGCTGATGCCTTCACCAACCTGTGGCGTTTCCAGAGCGTTGCGTAAATTGACAAGTTGTACTCCAACATTGGAAGAAGTTGATTGTCTCCGTGGAGAATAACCGCCATAAGTCGTAGAGGCACTTGGCGGGGCGCCAGCGGGAAGCAAGTAATTTAACGGAGTAAAGTCAGTTGCAACATACGTAGAACCAGCTCTTTGAATAGTTCTTTGCGAATAAGGAGAACCAATTTGGAATTGAAGAGTAGGTGCTGCTACTTGTTGTGGAACAATTTCACCAGTGGAGAGTTGTCCCATAGCGCTTTGCGCTGATTGAGAAGCGCTTAAAACTTCTCCTGTCTTTCTGTTGCGTACAACCTGAGGGGCAGTTTCAGTAGTTGGCGAGAAAAACGAAATATCTCCCTCGTAAGTATCAGCGTCAACTTCCTGCGCCGAAACTCCACCAGTACCACTGATCTTTGTAACACCAGGCAGTGGTACTGCCTTCATGTTTTTATAAGCAGGATCAACAAGTAAAGTAATTTTATCTCCTTTTCTCACCATCATTGGCAAGTTGTTTTGGCTCAGCTTTGCAGGCCGTCCATAAACATTTGATTCTTTAGTTCCAGGAGTAATGTCGTTGATGAACTTATAAGCTTCAGAAGGCAAACGGCCACTTTTATCTCTTTGAAGAATTGGGATAGAAATTCGTTTTTGCGTAACAAGATAACCGTTAAGACTGTCAATTAAATGTTGTTGACGATCAATGGGTCCAAGTTCCCCTCTGGCATTAATAACATCCCATTGATCAATGGCTTTACTAAGAACTGCATTAACTTCGCGACGATCTAAGGAAATATCCCTGAGGTTTGGATCACTTCCTACGCGACCACGCAGTTGCGATTCACCAACTTTTTTTGTTTTTGAATCGTCAACCCACCAGCGACCTTTGGGATCCTGGATCAAACGTTCTTGAGCTGTTTTAAACTCAACAACGGGTTGAGTATTGATAACAGGCGATACTTCTGATGTTGCCGGCTGTAAACGTCCAGAGTACTTGCCACCACTGGTTGGATCATAACTTGGGTCGTCAACAGCGATGCGCCCTTGGTAGGAACCTGGTTCACGCACACGACCAGTTCGTGTATCTACGACGCGGATTGGCTTACCTGCAACATTGGTTCGTGTTTCGACCAGGCGCTTACCTGTACCGACAAGAACCGCGTTGCCTGCTTCATCAAACGTCCAACCTGCAGCGGGATCTCCCTCTACGGTTTCGCGTGCTGGAATAACACGATCAGCTATGCGCTCCTGCCGCAAAGAGCCTGGTGCCATACCTTCTGCTTCCGAGGCAAGACCAGGAATAATGGTCGTACCGCTTTTAGTTCGTTCTTTAAATCCTCGTGTTGAAACAAAACCACCGGGACCTTCTACGTCACCATAATCAGCAGCATTATTGTCGTAATCACTAGTACGACCGCCACGTAAGTTGAGATCTTCTAAGTCAGCATTGGTGTCAAGCTCAAAGTTTCCAGTCGTTGGGTTATAAGCATATGCATCAGAGCCAGTGTCACCGACAATCTCAACATCCGAACCACGTTCCGTCATGCCAGCGCCTTCGGCCATAACTTCATAATCCAAATTCCGACCAACGCGGCCACCACGCACTGCAAGGGTAGTGCCAAGGAGATCTGAAACCGCTTTGGTCGGAACTGTTGGATCAAGTAAAGCAGCAATGTCAAGTTCACTCAACGGCGTCATGGAGCCAGGGCGATAATCGCTGGCTGAAGCGGTAATGCGGTGGAAAATTTCTTCTTGACTTAATCCGTACTGAGGACCAAGAGTTTGAAGAACTTTGGCCGTACGAGGAGCTTTACTCTTTTGAACAGCAAGAGCTTCCTGTGCTTGATAGGCCGCACGTTTTTGTGCAACGGAAGGATCATCAAGACTAGTACTCGGCGCACCAAGTTGGCCAAACTCTTGCATCAAACGAGCTTGACGTGAGCCAAAGCCTACGCGAGTTGAATCGATATCACGTTGATCTACTTGGGTTGTTACCCGTGCAGCCTGTTGATCTAGGCCCGTATCGTTGCTTTGGTTCTGTTGAAGGACAACTTCAGGCGTTTCGCTCTGTTGAATCGTCGTAAGATCTACAGTTGCCTGCGGAATTGCCGTTTCAGGTGCTGCAATCTTGGAAGGACGGACCAAGGGTGCTTGAGATATGGCCCGAAGATCAGATTCACGCGGAACACGAGGCTTTCCAACGGGAGTAGGCGCCTGACGACCGCGTAATGCCCGGTAACCAAACGCACCAGCCCCTAATGCACCTAAGCCCAGGGCTGCGGCACCCAAAATTCCCGCCAATGGGGACTCTTGTTGCGGTTGACGGAGCTGATTAGCGCGAAAATCACGAACTGCCGGGGCTAAAGCAGCCCTTTCCTCCGGATCTTCTGGGTATGGGGTACCAGTGGCGCGGCTGTAGGCAGCAAAATCGGCAGGTGACAGGGCCATTGGGTACTTATTAGCTATGAATTTCTTGTTCTTTGTATTTTAAGGCGGGAAACTTAGGGAAAAAGTGAATACAGTAGACTATTACCAAAAGAATCGCTGGACATTTGGGTTAATAACGCGATGGACCCCAAGTACGCCTTAGAAAAAGCCACTGCTCTGTACGCTATTGCAGACGCAGCTAAAGATTTGAAGAAAGCAGGGGCTGAAGACTTTGAAGTCAAGGCCTTTATTACGGGTGCCAGGGATAAATTGTCGGAAGAACGTCCGGATTACGAGAAATACGCCAAGGCTTACGCAGCTTCTTCCCGTTTTAACGAAGCAAATCAATAAGTAAAGGCGTTAATTGAATCTTTGTTGATAGCCGGGGCCATAAACCCCGGCATTTTTGTCTAAATTCTTGGGCAAAACCCCTGTGGGAATGACACTTTTTGCAAGGACCGCCCCCTATAGGGGCTAAAAAGGATAAAAAATTTCCTGACGCTTCTCCAACACCCCACGCGACGCGAGTTGCGTATAGAAAAAAAGAAAGGGCGGGGGCTGCGCATCCGAAGAACGCAGGCAAATCAAGTCAATTCCTACAGGAGAACCATGACTCAAGTCAAAGTTAGCCCCAAGGGACAGCGCTGGCAGCATGACTGGCGGCGTCAAGTAGGCGAGCGGCCGACCGAGAGTAACGCCAAGCTTTTCCACAGCTATGTGGAGATGGCGTATCAGTTGCTCGAGGAGTTTAGCTCAGCCGACTTTATTTATAGCGAAGTCAGGCAAGTCTGCCAACCCCAGTATCTCTTCCAGGTGGTCTGTGACATGTGTGAGCATAAGCTAAGCATGCGCATCTGGACCACCGAGGAAGGTTACAAGGCGGTGTCCATCCACAAAATCCCTGCCTGATACGAATTCGTATCGCGTACGGGAAAGATCTGCTCCCCGCCCCCCACTTGTTCATACAGAACAGTTTCCGAGCAGGAGCGTCGCAACGTCACGGTCTTGGCAGCTGCAATCCCGCAGCGTAAGTCCAAGCTCACCGGAGTAACACCGTGACCAACACCATCGCCACCGTCCGTCGTATCGACTGCGTGGACATCACCGAGATGTCACACGAGGAGATCTTCGACATGTGTGGCGTACCAACCCGGCAAGAAGCTGGCGACAACGTCATGCTCCAGGTCCTCGACCTGCTTGAGCACGGACGCAGCCAGGTACTTACTGCCGAACACCTCCAGGTCATCAAGTCCTACGTGGACGAGATGCTGGAGACCAACTGATCCGTTAAAGCGGGCGGCAGGGTGCAAACCCCTGCCCAGTTATTGCCTACAGCGGAGATAGGCACCGCACACACAGGAGTTACCTGTGCACTTCACTACCTACGAATCCGTCGCACTCATCACGATTTTCATTGTGAGTTGCGTAATCGGATACGTAACCGACTGAGTCCGTTAAAGCGGCATGCCTGGGTGCAAACCCCAGGCTCAGTATTACCCACAGCGGAGATGGGTACCGCACCTATGGAGAGATCCATGATCGACCTGACTTTTGGTTGGGTACCACACCCAGGCGTAACTGGTGGTTGGCATCTGGAATATGTTGATCCCGTTGCTGGATTCAACATCTCCATCGTGACCGGACCGAAAGGTTCCGGACTGATGGGCACTATTGCTCCAGGTCAGCCAACGACCTACGAAGCCTGGTTCCCAGGATTATCTAACCCCACAGGTTATTTAACCTTGGATGAAATACGTGGCATCATCATGTACCTTCGCGAGAAGGACCGTGATGACGACATGTATACAGACTGATCCGTCTAAGCGGGTGACCAGGTGCAAACCCTGGTCCAGTCATTGCCACCCACCGAGGGTGGCTTAACTCAATACAATGCTCTGCTACTACCCATACGAAGGTGCAACTGAACGCATCACCTGGCATGGCGGTGAATCAACCATGCTTCACTACCAAGTCCAGGTCGATGACTACAAGGGAGATCCAGACTGGATCGAACGTTACTCCCAGACAATCATGGGTGGTATCCCTTGTGGTACCAAAGAGTTGCTGGCTGCGATGTCTGATTATTACCAGTACATTGCCACCATGCATCTCGATACCTTGGCTGGGACTATCTTTTAACTCAACAACTCATGAACCCCGATCAACTCAAGAAGATCTACGGCTCAGCCGCCAAGCTTGCCGAAGTTGTAGGTGACACTGGCGACCAGGATCTTACCGAGATCCTTGACCAGCTGCTCATCTACATCTGCAAGCTTGAGGCATGACTCCTGCTCTAAGGGCCTTCGGGCCTTTACTGCAGGACTCAACATCCTGCCGTCCATTCAACTCATCTCAACACAATGACAGCTCTCAACTTCCGCAAGAACATGCGTGAGTTTATGCCTTGGGCCATCAGTGCTAGCCAGACTACCGCTCGTGTAGTCACCAAGGCAGTCACTGATACTGCAACCAAGACTAAGGCTACTGAGAAGCTACATGACATCCGCTGTCGTGCAGCAGCACTCATGATGCCTAACGACATGGCATTCATCATCACTCCCAAGAACAACATCTGATCATGACTAAGAACCACATGGTTGACTCTGTGCTAGCTCTTACCATGGGCACTGGCATCGGCTTGTTGCTCTCTGTCTTTGGACAGAAGCTACTCAACAGCCACTACGTTGCCAATTGCCACAAGCAACCTAACCACAACCTCGTGTACGTCGATGGTTTCCTCGGCGACACATACTACTGCATCAAGAATGCAGACTTTAAGCAGAACTGAAGCCTGCACTTAACCCTTCCGTTGATACGAATTCGTATAGTGCGGTGGGTTTACTGCAGGACTCAACATCCTGCACTCAGTTCACTCAACATCTCAACTCAGATGAAACGCCTTTACTCCATGGGTAAGAACAGGTACATCACCTTAGATACTTACCGCACACACCATGAAGCACTGTGTAGCAAAGTCTTGCAAGCAATCTTCATCGCCATCATTGCAACCATCACTGGTTCTGCAATGGTTGGCGTAGACCTCATCCAACTTCCCAACCAGGAGCAATCCAATGTTCGTAGCGCTGGTTACTGATCGCACTGGGCGCTATGCCCACGTCTGTGGCACTGCCCGTACCTGGTCTCAGTTCACCGATCAACTCGAAGACATTGGCTGCGAGGTGATCGAGAACCAGACCGAAGACTGGGACGGCTGCACACCGGAGGAGATCGCCGAAGACTGCGTGCCAGTTCATCGGCTACTCAGCGATACGGATTTCCTTCCACACTAAGCACTAGCGATAGTGTCCTCACTCCCTGAACCACTACGACTGGTACTTGCATCTTTGTTTGTACCAGCTATTCTCCATCTGCATCCAACGCACTCAACGCAACACGATCCATGGAAGCGCTCAGCCAGCTCGACGTTCACAACCCTGATCACATCAGTGTCATCACTCGCGATGGAAAGATTACCGTTTCGGTAACCAAGGACGGAGCATCCGTAACCCTTGGTTTTCCTATCCGCAATACATTTGACACTACCCCCCGATTCCCCCTGTACCAACAGCCAGCACCACAGGTAACGGCTGTTAAGGACCAGGAGTTATCAACTAAACCCGAAGGTAAGCCTAGGATTAGTCCTCCTGGTAACTGCAAGCTGACCAAGGAGAAAGTCCGTGACATCAAATGGATATTGTCTGATGCCAAGGTTATGAAAGCATTTGGTTCTAAGCAACAAGCTTACGAATCAATTGCCAAGAAGTTTGGCGTCAGTTACCACACCATCTCCAACATCCACAAAGGTCTGGCCTGGAGAGGCGTAAAGATCTAACTACCGCCGCTAGTACATCAGTACTACGACTGGACCTGGGCATGTCCTTAAACTGCCCAATCCTTTTACTTACATTTCACCATGACTCAACTCGATCCCAACTACAACGCTGACTTGCTTGATGCCATGGCTGACATGGCATACGAACAAGAGCAAGCCATGCGTGAACAATATGAACTCAACCCACCTGAACAGGAGACTTACGATGACTAAGCCTAAGCATGAAGATGACATCATCATTGTCATCATCACAATCATCTCAATTCTGATCACAACACTACTGGAGGCACTCCAATGTCTTACATCTCAGAACTCCGTAAGTTCTACCCCAGAACCTACAAAGTCCGTTACGCAGTCAACGCCTACAACACGCACAAGTACTTCGAACACGAAGACCCAACGGTCATCACCGTCCACCAAACGACGCTCAACTACGGCGGTCCAGAGGAAGGTGGATGGTGGTACCAGCAAGGTGACCCGGTCCTCAGCCACTGCATCTTCTCCAAGAAGCAGGCGATCCAAACCTACATCCAGTACTTCGAAGAGTACGAGATCGAAGGTCAGCCAAGTCTTGGAGACACCACAACAAGCTCGAACATCGAGCTAAGTTTCGCCAACAGGTACGCCACTGTGTACCCTGAGTCCCGTCCGTACTATTGCTAAGTCATGTCAACAGCAACGCTGCCAGCACTCACAATCAATCAACGCAACCTCTACACCTACTTCCTGGGTCACAGGAAGAAGCATGGAAAGACACCATGCTTTGTACCAAGATGTACAACTCAAGTATCAAGGCTTGATCAATACCTCAACGCCTTAACTAAACTTGAGCAATACGGATTGATACGCGTTGAACGGTGCAGTGATAACTACACCGGCTGGATCATGACTGAACCCAAGTCCGCATAACGCTATAACACTTCCGTAGTATTGATTGGCACGTCAAATTTGCCAATACAACCCTGGGCATCACCGACGTAAGTACGGTGTGTAAGTCCCAGGATTCACCTCAACACAAACCAATGACCTACCCTGAAATCAACTGGAAGAAGAATGAGTACCACCACCTGCAAGAGGTGGTGAACCTCCTCAAAGCAATCCAAGAACGTGAGAGTAAGCGCCATCAAATGGACGAGCATCTCACTCCACATACCGCAGATGTGGTACTGGAAGTCATAGGCATGCTCGAAGACGAGATCGACTATGACCCAACTCCTTCCGAAGGGGGTGAACCTCCTATCACTTTTAGTGAAATGCATAGTGCAGCATGGAGGGAACACCAAGCCATGCATAGCTAACCCCCCTGCACCCCCCGAAGGGAGTACCAGGAGCTAACCTTTTATTAGATAAGACATACTTATCTGTTGCTCTCTGTTACTTCCCTTCCTTACCCCTTGACTACCCTGGTAGACTCAACACACTTACTCAACTCATCTCAATGAAAGACAACACTCCTCGCATACCAGACTCACTGGATATGCAAAGACTTCAAGCCATGCAACTTGTTGCTCGCATGAAGGAAACATCCGATCGTCTCGGCATGGGATTCATCGGGGGCTTCATTGCCCCCAATGGAGAGAAATTCGTCATGTCCAATATGGATGATGACGATTACAAAGCACTCATGCCGGAGGATCTCAAGTGACCAAGCGTTCACTCATTAGTTTTGATCGCACCATCCATGGTGTGAACATCACTGAACACGGTGTTAAATCTTATACCAAAGCAATTAAGCTTGGTCCTTTCCAAGTCACACTCAATGCTAACCCTAATGGTGTTAAGGGATCGTTCAGTATTCCTGGCACAGGAGTTAGCATTCCAAACATTAAGATAATCTGAAGATCCTGGGCATCCTTACGGTGTAAGTCCCAGGTCCTGTCCACTAAATCAATTCAAACCATGGCTGCATTCATTGACACTATCAACTTGTTTGACCGCATCAATCTTGCTGACTGCGCAAGGCGCAGAGCAAGTGCAAACGTGTTGGACACAACACGATTTGAAAACGAGTACCACACAGCTCAACTGTGGATGAAGTACCGCTGCGTCAACACACCAAACTATTCCTACATTGAGAACTAACCATGACAGTTTTAGCCATTGAAGACACCCTATTCACTGACACCCATGTCACTGTTACAGCAGTTGTTGACGAAATGCGGTTGCTTTATCACGCAACTCATCTCGACCCTGAAGAATGGGCTCCTGCATTATGTACAACAACTGTTGAACTGGATCCAGAGGAACCAATCCCTCTTGATGAAGATGGCTTCTGTGCCTATCTTAATCAGCTCGATCCTCAGTGGGAACTCGTTGAACGCGATGACTTCGATCTAGACTAACCAATCGTCCTGGGTATGACGTTAAACTGCCCATTCCATTTACCTACTCAAATCAATGCAATGAAGCCCAGGCCACTTCCACCTGTTGACTATTTGCAACAGATGTTTTATTTAGATTCAACATCTCCTAGTGGTTTGCGCTGGCTTCAAGCGCCAAGTGCTTGGACCAAAGCTAACTCTATTGCAGGTGTTCAACGTACCAAGGATCACTATTGGCGTGTTCGCTGGAAGTATCAAGGTAAAACGGTGGATTACATGGCTCATCGCATTGTGTATGCACTACAACATGGCTCTGATCCAGGGAATATGTTTGTAGATCATGTACACAATGACAAAGACAACAACAAAGCTTTGCGTTTAGCCACTAAACTGCAAAACTCTCACAATCGCAACGGTCGCAAAAACACAAGCAGCATTTACAAAGGTGTTTGTTTAATTAAAGCGACTGGTCGATGGCGTGCATCCATTCGTGTTGATAAACAATTCAAACACATTGGTATGTACGCAACACAAGAAGAAGCAGCCTTGGCTTACAACCAAGCTGCTTCGCTACACTTTGGTGAGTTTGCTCGCCTCAATCAAATCAATTCAATTCAGAACTAATCATGCAATTTGCTTTACCCTCCAACCTGCAAACTGAACTCCTTGCTTATGACCCAACACTCAAGGTGTTGGCTAAGCAAACTAAGAACACAACTACCAAGAAAGCTAAGTACCCACTCGGTAACATTCCGCACCTCATCCCACATAACGTGGTGCGTGAATCAGATCAGCAAGCTGCGATTGATCACATCAACCAGCAGCTAGCACCAAATCGTTACAGAGTATTTACCACGCCTGTGGACGTAGCAACTCCGCAGGCTCGCCTCAAAGTTATTGCCATCTTGTATCACTACGAACAAGTGTGGTACGCAGCATGGCTACCTCCCAAGCAGCAAGCTGATGAGTATGTGTATGGCCATGCCTACGCATTCAAGAATACAGCGGCTGCTGCTAAGACTGCGCCCTATCACATCTGGACCAGCAAAGACAAGTGCATCGAGCACGAAGGTGCTCGTGGTGTCCAGACCTTTACTTACTCAATGAACATCACCAAGGGTGACATTGAATCAAGTGAAGGCAGTGGTTGGCGTGCCTACCAATGGCAAGCCTTTAACCTTTACTGTCAGAAAGGACGCGAGATCATTGAGCATTGCGTCCGTCCATACGAAGCAAGCCTACGGGAAAACATGCCTACATGGTCTGACTCCCGTGGATTGTTTGATCGTATGCGTTGCAAGAACATCTTTGATGCAGCTGACATTCCTTCAGCAATGATCAAGTGTTTTGATGCAGAGCAAGGTCTAACCGTTGACAACTTACTCAATGGAGCTTTTGAGTTTAACAAGAACCCTACCTTTGCATCCTCAACGTTTTGTGTACTGGAAAGAATCAGTCACATCATTTCCAAGCCAGCAATCAAGAAGCTGCTACAAGCAGAGCTTGATCGCTGCACTCTTGCATACAACAATCCCAATAACACTGAGCGTAAACCAATTACTCAAGGCTTTAGAACCTTTGTCCATGTCATTGATTCAATTGACTGGATTAACAGGCTATGGCCTGAATGTCCACTTGATTATTACCAGACCTATTACAAAGAACTTCGTTACATCAGGCTGAGTCAAGTACGTACAAGCAGCATCAGTACCAACTCAAATGCATTTGCTGGTTGGTTGCGTGAACACATGCCTGTTGCATCGTTGTTCACAATGCTGCGTAAGTATCTTGAATCACAAGATTTACTTCGTCCTGACTCAGAAGTTGGCTATGCACGCATTGGATTCTATGAACTGAATGACACATTCTCCATGGCAATCCGTATCCTTGACCATGGCAATGAACTCACACCACCC